TCGATAAACTCTCAGCTCATAACTATAAATGTTTCTGATTTAGAAACATCAAACACGAGTATGATATCCCATTTATACAATGAACTTAAAAAGCAGTATACAGATTTCACCGAAGATATTTAAAAAAATAAAACCTTAGTATAATATAAAATATGTCTGGAGGTATTGCTCAACTCGTTGCAATCGGTGCCCAAGATGCGCACCTCGTCGGTCAACCCGAAGTTTCCTTTTTCAGGTCCAACTATAAACGTCACACAAACTTTGCCCAAACTGTCGAAAGACAAACTATCCAGGGCAATCCAACTGCAAACGGTATGTCATCTATTCGTTTCGAAAGAAAAGGTGATATGCTCGGCTACGTCTACATTTCACCAAGGGCTGGTACTTCTACAACATCTGGAAATTGGTGGAAATCCATTTCAAAAGTTGAACTTTTGATCGGTGGCCAAGTCATCGACACACAAGATGCTGCATTCTCCCAATACGTCGCCCCATGGGCCCTTTCGCAAGGTAGTACCAAAGCAGGTGGTCTTATTGCTTCTGCCGAAACACCATCCCGAGGGTTTTACCCACTCAGGTTTTCGTTTTGCGAAAACGCCCAATCCGCGATCCCATTGGTCGCGCTCCAATACCACGATGTTGAATTAAGAATTACGTGGGGCGGAACTATAGTTGCTGACCCAGAAGTATACACCCAGTTCATCCACCTCGATACAGATGAACGCACAGTTTTATCGTCTACGCCACAAAACATGCTCATCACACAAACAACTTCTATTGTCGCATCCAACAGTAAGGTTCAAGAACTCCCGTTGAACCATCCAGTTAAGTTTATTGCTGGTACTCAGGTGGATTCATCCACTGGTAAAATAGCTACTTTAAATTGCGTCGCCTCTGGTAAAATCAAACTCCAAATTAACGGTACGGACGTTTCTGACTTTAAGGTCGCCAAACCACACTTTACACAAGCCCCAGTTTATTTCCACTGTCCAAACTCGAATGTCGATAACGACGCAGATAATAAATTTTTACAACCATTCTGTATTGACACGGCCAAAATCCAACCAACAGGTACACTCAACTTTAGTAGACTCGACTCTGCGAGATTTGTTCAAGATACTAGCACCTTCACGGGTAATATGTATGCCGTTGGTTACAATATCCTCCGTATCGAAAACGGTATGGGTGGTTTGATGTACTCGAACTAATTTAATTTAGCCACTTATTATAAATGTTCTGGCAATTAGTTTTTTTACTAGCTTTCATTTTTATTATAACTTACGATCCTAAATCCGGAACTTTGAATCATCTCATTAACTCTAAACACGAAGAACCCGTACAAAATGCGGAGTGTAAAGATGGACATTACCAGGAGATTCAATTTGCTCAAATGGGATACGAGTGTCCAAAAGAAGACGGTGTACACATGGGTGCGATTATACGAACTTAAAAACATGAGGTTCTATTTTACTATAAAATGTTTACATTCGACCGTGAAACCGCCATAATTGTTGCTATTATAATGTGTATAGCAGCATCTATTTATATGTATAAAGAACTTAAAACGACCAGGGAAGAAATGGAAAGTGTTAAAGGAATGAATGGAAAAATATCTTCATTTTTGTCCCAAATAACACCCGTCAGAGTCCCAGGACCAGCGCAAAAAATTGAACAAAAAGATACACCAAAAGAAACCCAAGTTGACGAAGATTTTGAAGAAAATCAAGATAGCGAAGAAGAATCTTCAGAATAATCATCTCGCTCAATTATAACTTGCAATCGCGCAATGAAAAAATATAAAGCTATAGCCATTCCCGTAATGTTTACGGGTTCTAAACCAAAGTTCCTGACTGTCCGAGACCGACGATTCAAAGATTGGATTTTCGTTACCGGAGGGTGTAGAAGAAAAGAAATACCTAATCCTATTAGATGTGCCTTACGAGAATTAGACGAAGAAACGAGAGGTGTTGTGAATCTAAAGAAAGGCGAATATACAGACTTCAAGTTTGTAGTAAAAGAAAGCCCGGGTGTAGATTTAGAATATAACGTCTTCATATTTTTCGTAAATTATACACAACAGGAACAAAATGATCTCGTTAAGAAGTTTAACGACGAAAAACAAAAAACAAATTTAAAAAAAATACAAAAGTTACCCATTAAAAGGACCCATGATGAAAATGATTTTATGAATTTTGAAACCTTATCAGAATTTAACACAAAAAAACAGTGGGATCGAATAGTTAAAAACGTACTCAATAACCCAGAATTTTACGCGTGTGTAACTTCTGTTAATAGAAAAACCTTCTCTATTAAATAATGAAGTCCAAGGCTTATATACTATCTCAAATACAGGAATTACTCGTCGAAAGACACGGGTACACGCATAACAAAGCAGAAAGGTACGTAGAATTACACAAGGACGATAAAGTTTACGAACTTCTCGTTTTGAAAAAATCTTTATCAGAACAGGAACAATATCCAGAAATATCGTTTAGAAAAACAGTTTGGCGACATCACTACGATAGTGAATGAATATAAAAAAATAAAACCAATACTTTATAAGTATATACCATGTTTAAACAATGGTGTAGAGAACAGGGGTTCTTAAACAACTCCAATGTATCACATGTGCTCATGGATGGGGGTATCCTTTCCGTGCCATTTGATAGATTGAATGATTTTTATGAAAAATGTGTAGAAGTGTATACTTTAGGAGAGAAGATTTTTGTTGTGGAACAAAAAACGGAAAATTATAACTTCTTTATAGATCTCGATTATAAAGATGAAACTGAATTAACTCTTACTCAAGTAGAAAGTATATGTAAAATTATTTGTGATAAAGTTAGTAAATTTGAAGGTGCCGGACAGGCTTTAATATCTATAGCAGAACCGAAAAAGGTTTCGAATAAACTGATAAAAACAGGTGTTCATATAAACTGGGAAGGTTTTACAGTGAATAGATCTTCAGCAATAGCTATAAGAGAACATGTTATAGATACTCTAAAATTAGTGTATGGTTCAGTAAATTGGGAAGACGTCGTTGATTCTGCCGTATACGGTAGTTCAGATAGAAAAACAAAAGGAAGTGGTTTTCGTATGCCTTTTTCATATAAACGTGCTAAACATGAAAAGTGTTCTGGACAGGGATGTAAAGAATGTAATAATACGGGTAAAGTTATCCAGGGTGAATACTTACCCTATTACATTTATAAAGGTAACAAAGGTCCTTTCACGCTACTCGAAACTATATTACCACACCCAGATGTTAATCTTTTACACATGGCAACGATACGTAGCCAAAGTACACAACCAAATATTATAGAAGGAAAAACAGTGTTTCAATCAAATGAAGGCTCATCTTTTACACAAATGGAAATAAAAAATGAATTCAAAGACCAAGAGGTTATATGTCTTTTACAAAACTTTATAAACAAACATCTCGAAGGGCAGAAAACTTCACGTATCACAAAAATGTTTGAATCTAATAATCAATTTCTAGTATCGACCAACTCTTTCTATTGTGAAAATAAAAAATGTAACCATAATTCTAACCATGTATGGTTTCATATACTAGGAGAAACAATTGCACAAAAGTGTTTTTCTACCACTGATATTATGAGACATTATGGGTTTTGTAAAGATTTTACAGGTAAAAGACATCAATTACCACCTAAAATTGTAGATATTTTATACAAAGACGGTACCGTTAAGAAATATGTATCACCTAATAAATCTTTTTTCAAAAAGAAAAGTGATAATACCATAGATCGTACAATAAATACTATACTTATCGACTTTATAAATAAACATATGGTAAAAACTAACGTTACATTTAATGTAACAGATATAAAATTAAATAAAACTAAATCTAAATCTAAATCTAAAGACTATTTAGTAAACACAACGTATACGTGTAGTGAATGTAACACTAACAATACAGATTTTAAAATAATAAAAAATAAAATTCAACAAGTTTGTGAATGTACCACCCGCGAACATTTTCTTCCGGAAAAAATAGTATCTAAATTATAGATACGCAATGATAGCTGTAGTAGTTCTAGCTATTGTAATATACTTTGCATCGTCTTTAATTAACAGAGATACCGATAACAATATCGTAACAGAAATAAATAATCTCGTAAGACAATCTTATAAATACTCAGGTTTAAATAAAGATATACACAGTGAATTCGTTGAAAATATCAAATTAGCACTCGAACACAGGACAAATACCGAATTATCAAGAAAATATTTAAACAGGGCACTAGAAAATTTAAATGAAATATCGCTCAGTTCTATGTCAGGTGATACGGACGAATTAGAAGATATAGATACTATTATTAGCGATTTAAGAACGTGTTTTGAGTATTTGTATAACGTTATAGAACAGCGTGAAAGTGAGTAAAATAGTTAAAGGAAATGTCTGTATAATAATTAATACTATGGTTGCAAAAACAAGAACAAGATCCGGGAGAGTTTCTAAATCACCAGAACGATTAGAATTATTTGAAGAAGTTGAAGACGATTTTAAGGATGATGAATACGATTCAGATGAAGATTTATTACAGACAGACGATGAAGATTTTTGTACAGACGACGAATACGAAACCGACTCAGATGAAGATGAAAATGGAAACTTGAAAGGGTTTGTTGTTGACGATATAGACGAAGACGAAGAAGAAGAAGAAGAAGAAGAAGAAGATGAGTAATAATGAGCTTAAAAAAATAGATACTTTTTTTATATATGGAAGCTGAAGTTGGTACACCTATTGAGTATAACCCAGATGAATTCATGAATAAAAACAGTGATGAATTAGAAGAACGTAATGATGAACATAATCATAACGAAACCTATTATGACCACATACAACCACCACCACCTGTATATTATAACCACCCGCCTTTACAAATACAGGACAAAACCGATATTTTTTCAAATTTAGATAAAACAGGGTATGTTATTATTTTTGTAGCATTCTTATTAGGATTTTTCATGGGGAAAACTATGCAACCAGTTATTCTTCGACCGGGATAAAAGGTTTACCACTTACCCAGTCGTATTGAGATTGAGTTTGTTGACCTTTGAATGTACCTATATTACCAGTTTTAGGTTCAGTAAAATACGCTCGACTCACAACCAAAGGATCTTTAATAATATCCTGAACTACATCGGATGCAGTAACATTTTTTTCTTCCGTTTTATTTTTTACATTATAGTACAATTTTAAAAATAAAACGATTATTGTGAGAACAATAAGAATGGTGATTATGTTTAATATAATACTCAACATACTTACATTTAAATAACAAAATTAATTTACGCCGCCTCTTCAGGGTCTACATTTTCCATATTTTTAGATGTCACTTCCTCTTCTTCATCTTTACCATCGTCTTCCTTAATCTGTGCCTGTTCCGAAAGTTCAACTTGAGATTTCTTAGCTTCTTCCTCCATTTTCAAATTTTCGGCTTTAGCCTTTTCATCGTCAAACTTTTGCATGGCTTCTGTAGAATTGAATCCTCTTTCCTTAGCCTCGTTTTCCAACGCTTCCTTCGCATCAGCTTCACGTTTTTCAGTTCGTTCCCTGATTTCCTGAGCAACAATCTCATCTGCTTCCTTAACGAGATCTTCCATATCGGCATCAGGTTTTTCCTTTTGTAGACGTTCCAATACTTCACCAGGATGGCTAATTGGAGGTTCATCAGGTTTCGTATAAAACTTCGAGTTTTCATCACCACTTTTAAAGTATGTGTCTGAACCTGGTGCTTTAACAGCCATCATATCTCTCTTACGTTCAGCGAACATAGCGGCGGCTTGTGCCTGATTTTCCCTATATCCCGACATCAATTCCTCGAGCTTTTCGTCAGCATAATGTGCATCTTCAATTTGAACCGGGTCGGGTGGAATTAATAACCATTTATACATATCAACGACGTAAATATCAAAGGTCGCATCTTCTTTTTGAAGACGTTTCGCATGAGATGCAGCTTCGTCCCTGGAATTAAATGCACCTCTAATTTTAATACCAAACTTATCGTTTTTTTGTGGTGCATCGGGTCCTACAATAGAAAGGCATGCGTATAATTGTCCGGGTACGGTCGTATAATCTTGTTCAAGAGTTGTCATTGTTTTATATGTTTATGTAGTATCTTTTTTTTAAGCTCGTTTTAATTTTATATTCAAAGAAGAAGAGCAATATAGTACCTAAGTGATTAGATCCTATTAATAAAAATAATAAAAGATAATATGCCCGGCGGTAAGAATACTAATAAATCCGGTCTTCCGTTCGAAGACCAGATTCAAAAACTTTTTTTCAACAAGGAAATGAAAAATGGAGACGACTACACGATTGGTGATAAAAAATTTGTATTTTACTCCAAAAAAGCTTTACATCAACACTTGGTGAAACACGGTATGTACAATTCAGATGATTGGGACCACCACAAGGAACCGGATTTTGCCTTAATAGATGAAAACAAGGAAACACTTTTTCTATTCGAAGTCAAACACCAAGTTGATATAGGTTCGTGTGATAATAAAATAAGGGGGGCAGAATCACTTCGACGTGAATATAAAGAAGACTTGTACCCTAAACTCAAACATGTATATATGTGTTATATATTAAACCGGGGTCAAGAGACACCAGGTACATTTGCATACGGTTTTGGTATAAAAAAACTAAAAATACCGATAAAACATAACGAAGAAGATGATATTCCATTCTTTTTTGCTGAAAAAGCCGATAATAGGTATCGATTGTTTAAGAAAAAAAGAGAGGGTAAAGAGGATTTATGGATACCGTACCCTTACCAATATAAAATTGATGTAAACGCTATTGAAAAATGGATTTTATCAAGACTTCAATTGTTTTAGACGAAGGGTCTTTACTATTTATTGCGCGTCTCGCTGGGATATCATCTATCTTATACTCTTTAAAACTACTGGTTACAAGATCGACTTTTGCATTTGACATTACAAAATCAACTTTAGAACTTTTTAATAATTTAAATAAATCTTTATGATCATCCATTATAAATCCATCTTTCGTATACCCTACAAAACTTGTAACACTTTCAGGTGCGTAAGGCGGGTCCGCGTATATAAAATCACTATCATTTACGGTTTGTGCGAAAGCGACCCTAAAATCACACCATTTGAAAACCACATTTTTTATAAGGTCTTGTATTTTTACTAACTCGTCTAAAGATACTACTAAAGGTGTCGTTTTATAGTGTCCATACGGTACGTTAAACCCGTTCGGTCCTTCCCTATACACACCTCTAAAACACGTCTTGTTTAGAAAAATTAACGTCGCGGCGTGTATAGGTGTCGTAGGTATCAATTCGTTATACTTTTTACGTATCCAATAATAGTAACTTTCCTTCGATGTAAGACCTTCATCTTCAGTTTCAGGTTTACGGTTTACGTCCGTACCTATTCGTGTATCGTACGTGGTAAAGAGTTCAAGTAAATGGTCGTGAACATCTTTAGGATTCTCTTGAATCTGTCTATACATGTTAATTAATTTCTGATTTTTATCGTACGCGTAAACTTTACCTTTTACGGTAATGTCTTGACTTTCGAGTATTCCAAATAGAACGCTTCCACCACCCACGAATAGTTCGTGGTAATTTTCTATTTCCCTCGGAAAAGATTTCAAAACTTTATCGAGAATTTGTGTCTTACCACCGACCCATTTAATAATAGGTTTCATTTATATTAATTATAATCTTCTTTTTAACCTAAGATACTATTATTTTAAAAGTAAAATCAAAACAATAACAAAAATGATACCTGAATCTTACATTAAAAAGAACGAAGAAATAATCGCGGTTCGCGAATTAGAAGAACCTTTAAACAGGGATGTGGTCGACCACGTTCTAAAATTTGTAAACCCTTACATATCACTCAGTGATACGAGTGAAGAAGATCATGTTAAATATTGGTTTAAATTAGGTCGAGAGACTAATAATTTACGATTATGGTGTTTTGCGTGTACGAAAATAATGGAAAAATCGTTTGGTACGTCGCATAAAAATAACACCGAATTAAAAAGAATGGGTTGTTCGACCTTTCAGTCTTTAAAATGTTATTTGGAAAATTACATGGTAAAAAACCTAAAAAATTGGGATGAAATTGAAACGTATGAAAAAGTTGGTAAAAAGGATCATATCGATATGTTTTATGGTGGTAATAACGATGATTTTTATGAAAACGTATCAGAATATATGATTTTTAAGAGACCATATCGTAAATTTATTACCAAAAATGAACAGGAATACATGTTATGTTTTAACGAAAGGTTAACTGAATATTTAAATTTCGTGGAGAATAACATACTTCAAAATAACAATATATTACACATTGGTAAATATGGTAATTTGGAGTTAATAAAAAGTATAAAGCGTTTACGAATAAATAACGAAAAGTTTATGGTTACTGTCCAAAATATCAATATTGGTATCGACAAAAGAGAAAAAAATTAAATCTTATACATTAATAAATGGTTATAGCGACAACGTTTTTTAACCATATTAACATTAAGGGTGTTGTGGAATTTGAAGAAAAGGGGGGTAAAGTTATAATCAGGGGGGTATTAAAATCAAATAAGTACAAAAATAGTTCGCACGGGTTTCATATACACGAAGCGGGTGATCTAACTGATAAGTGTATGGGTGCGTGCGGACATTTCAATCCATATAATAAAAAACACGGAGGTCCTAAATCTAAGGAAAGACATGTTGGAGATTTGGGTAATATTCATTTTGATGGACGTGGTAACGCTACTTTTAGAATGGTAGATAATTTAATAAAATTAAGAGGGACTAAAGCTAATATAATAGGAAGGTCTTTGGTTATACACGAAGATATGGATGATTTAGGTTTAGGTAATCATAGTGATAGTTTAACAACTGGACACGCCGGTAAGAGAATAACGTGTGCAGTTATTGGTTATTCAAAAAGAATGTGTAATTAATATATTTGAATATAATATTAACCTATGATTATTTTTTTACATTTTTAGAATAATTTGGTACTTGGTTACCATATTTTTCATTGTAATTACTACGCAATTTATATGTTTCTCCTAATGGTGTTGGTGTTGGTTTAGGGGTCGTTTTCATTAAACTTTTTAAACTTTTTGTTTTGAGTTTAGGATTAGGTTTAGTCGCGGATGATTGATTACCCTTTTTTAATTTTGTTTTAGTATGTGTTAACATGGTAGATTTTTTAGGTTTTGATGAATTTATAGTTTCGTTTTTAGTCATTTATATAGTCTGAGATTTTTAACCTTAGTAACCCCATTTAAAAAAGAAAAACGAATATAAATAAATGGAGGAGATACGAAAGTACCATAACGAGTCTAAGCGTCTCCTCATCCAATCGGCTACCCGCGAAGGCGACAGTATTTTGGATGTAGGATGTGGATTCGGTGGTGATCTTCAAAAGTGGAAACACGCGGGGGCTAATATAAGCATGTGTGAACCTAACCCAGAATCACTTAAGGAGGCTAAGTCGCGTGCCAAGAATATGAAAATACGCGTCAACTTTTACGAAGGTGATATATTCGCGTGTCCACAAAGAAAATACGACGTCATATGTTATAACTTTGCGTTACACTATATATTCGAATCACCCAAGTTATTCGAGACGTCTTTATTAGCAATTAAAAATAGAATAAAACCCGGGGGTCAATTCATAGGGATTATACCAAATTCCGATAAGATTATCATGAACACGCCCGTAAAAGATGAGTTAGGGAACTACTTTCTAATGAAACATACGAGTTCGGGGAACTTTGGGGAAAAGTTGTACGTCCACTTAGCCGATACGCCGTATTATGCCGACGGACCAAAAGTCGAACCTATCGCGCATAAAGATATGTTATTCACGCGAATGGAAAATTTGGGGTTTACTTTAACACTGTGGGAAGATCTTAAAGGTAACCCGGTTTCGGATTTGTATAGTAAATTTAGGTTTGTGTATAAGAAATGATTAGTTATTATTATTATTGACATTTGTACGTCTACTCTGAGCGGCGTTACCCGCCTTTTTTCTTATCATGTTTGGTGTTTTTGGTATGTTATTTAATTTCGTATTGTTTAGTTTTTTCGCGAGAGTGTTCGGTGTGTTTGGTTTGTTTGATTTTACAAACTTGACGAAATTTAAGTTTCTTCTAAATAATGGTCTTTTCGTAAACGGATTTAAAACGATATTTGTGTTTGGACTAAGACTGTATAAAGTGTTAATATTAGTGATATTAGTACTTGGATTTTTTGTTTTTATCCATTTTAGAAGTGATTTTTCAGTTAAGTACTTATCGTATCCGAGGTTTAAGGCATTATTACCGACACGAAAATTATTACCAGATATAGGATCGTTACGATTAGTGTTTAGGGGTACGTTTTTACGTACTATAGGTCTAAGTGGTATATGTTCAAAACGTGTCGAACTATTCTTAGTAATTCTTAAATCAGGTCGATAAAGTGATTTTGGTATGATTCTAAGGTTTGGGTTACTATGTATATAAATGGATCTCAGGTTTGGAAGACGACCGATCTCATCTGGTAACGAGGTTAACCTATTATGTCCTAAAAAAATCATCTCGAGATTTTTAAGCTTACCGATCTCTTTTGGTATCGATGTTAATTTATTAGCAGCCAATCCAAGTGATGTAAGATTTTTAAGCTTACCGATCTCTTTTGGTAACGATTCTAAATGATTACTACTCGATCTAAGTTCTTCGAGTTTTTTAAGGTTACCGATTTGTGGTGGTAACGAGGTTAATATATTATCTTCCAAATCAAGATCCCTAAGATATTTAAGGTTACCAATTTGTGGTGGTAATGATTCTAAATTATTATATCCCAAACCAATATACCTAAGGTTTGTAAGGTTACCAATTTGTGGTGGTAATGATTCTAAATTATTATATCTCAATTTAAGTGCTGTAAGTTTTTTAAGGTTACCAATTTGTGGTGGTAACGAGGTTAAATTATTACGATACAGAAAAAGAAGTTCAAGTTTTTTAAGTTTACCAATAGATGGTGGTAAATTGGTTAAGTTTTTAGCTGATAAATCAAGACGTGTAATATTCATGTTCCTAACACCGAGGTTACGAAGTTCCTCAGGAACTTTAGAGATGGAGTTACTCATATACATTTACTTGATATTTTTTTCCAATTTGATTTTTTATATAGGTTTATGGTAAGATGATACTCGTTATACTTCTACTTATCATAAACGTATTTTTACTACTCAACACGAATGAGCCACAGGAAATAACCGAGGTTCGCGAAAAGTATGGAATTCTCAGGGAACACCTCATAGAAACTGAAAATAAGAAATTTGAAATGTTACAAACAGAAGTACCCATAACGGCACATTACAGTATTGCTAAAGGGGCTATAGGGTATAACACGAACAAGGGAACTGAAATAGGTTTGTGTATAGACGGTGATTCGAATGAAATTTTCCACGTTCTTTTACATGAACTCGCACACTCTACTGTAGACGAGTATTCACACAGTAAAGAGTATTGGAAAAATTTTAAAGAATTACGGAAAATGTGTGTAGAATTAGGTATATACGAAGAAATTCCAAAGAAAATTAAGTTTTGTAATAAGTATGTACAGGATAAATAATCTTTGTTACTATTAAATAATAATGTCCGAAAACGGAATAACGTTTAAAGGTCTTGGTACATCTGTCTTTCTTTGGACTCTTCTCATGGGTATGAACACTTCTCCATTACTCTTCGATAACTACTGGTTTAACATGACACTCCTACATTTAATCGCGCCCATTTTCATTAATAGGTTAATGAAAGGTGGTGCATTTTTCGGGTACGCGTCCATTGACTTTCAGGGTCTTGTCGTGATATCATTCTTAGCGTACCTTTTTGCTATACTTGTCACGCAAGTTTTCGATAAGAAAATACAAGAACACTATAAGAATTACGGGAAAAATGCGAGAAGTACAGGTATTGTCTATTCACTTCGCGTAACTGGGTTTGTAATTGGTATGATTCTTGCTTACCCTATCTTAACAAGAGATAAAGGATTAGAAGGGTTTTTCTCAAATTCTATAAATAATGTATAATTAAGTGTATTTTTTAATAACGTAAAATACAACTGCGGCAGCTACACCAGTTGACGCTAAACCAATCATACTTCGGTTCCCTTGGTCGTTAAGAAACGATGGTACGAAGTTCGCGAGTTTTTCTTGAACTGGCTTACTAATTGCTATCGCAGTACAAACTGCGACTACGAGAACTTGAAACTGATCATCCGTTAAATTGAATGGATTACTGTTACCGTTACTGTTATTTGATTGAACTTGTTGTTGCGGTTGTTGTGGCGCTTGTGCTTGCATCATTGGTGTTTGCATTTGCATTTGTGTCATCCGAGGATCTTGTGCCATCATTGGTGGTTCGAGTGGTGCTTCTGGTTGTCCCAATATATCGGAAATTGAAGTAGAATCCATTATCTGTTTATTTTCACTTAGATTTTTTTCGAGCGAAATATTCGGCATTTGTTGTTGCTGATGCTGTGGAGAAAATGTAGTTGGTGGTAAAGAATTTGATTCATTATTAGCAATAAAGTTAGTCGATTTGTTATTATTTAAATTAACCATACCGTCCGAATTTTCAGAAAGATTCATAGTATAAACGTCTGTCATATACCATAACATGTGTTTTTCGTTTTTTTACGTTTACGCGATAGCCTGGATTATTCACGTAAAGTATAGCTTGGGTACATACAACCGAATGTTTTTACTATTCTAGGTAAATCGTTTAGTTCGTCATAATTAGACATGTCGTGATCTATATAGACCGTTTTTGTTTCGTGACATACATCGACCAATATACGGTACCCTTCGTCTGTGTTATACGTAGGAGTGTTTATTTCGTTAAACGCTGGGTACACCAATGATATATTTTTAGTGGGTGGTATTTGTGTTATGTTTAAAGCTGTACATATTTTTCTAGATAAAACTCGTATCATTTCTTCTTAGTAATTTTTAATGCAGTCGTTTTTTTAACTGCGTTACGATCACCAATCTTCATGTTACCATGTCTCGGATTAAACATCTTCTTATGTGTTTGCCAATATTGAGGTGCACCGACCTTAAAGTTTTTACGTAAGGTTGCCTTGTACCAAAAAACACAATCTTCTATTCTATTACTCTTTGATGTATTATCTAAAACTAAACACTCGTAGTTCTCTGTACATGAGTCCATAACTTTGTTGAACATTTCGAACGTTGGAAATATACCAAAAAAGTTTTTATATAACTTCTCACGATTTTGAATGATATTTTCACGTAAAATGAAAATGTAATCTATATTTGCCCTGAGTGCTGGTGGAAGATCCATACAGTATTGCATAGTTAACATGAAAAATATCTTCCAGTGACGACCATTCATAAAACATTGACGAATACACGTATCTTTCATAAATTTTGAATCGTACATACAATCGTCTAAAAGAAGAAACGCACCACAATTTGGTTTACCTGCACCCACGAGTTTCTTCTGTCTATCCATAACACGTTCTATTGCTTCTCTATCGTAATCTCCGTATATGAATAAGTCGGGTATATACTGTTGATAATAATGATTTCCTTCTTCAGTTGCTGATAAAACTATTCCTGCTGGTAAATGCTTTTTGTGATACAGTATATCAGTAACAAGTGTTGACTTACCCGTATTACGTTTTCCTATAAATACACACACTTTATCATCAGCCATACCTTCGGGTTTGAATTTTCGGAGTTGAAGATTCATCTAATCTAATATATCGCCTCGTTTTATTTTATAAAATTTTACTCACATAGAGTAAGAATGTCTGGTAGAATAAACCTTGCTGTCACGGGTATCCAGGACCAATGGCTTACGGGGGAACCTGAATTTTCGTATTTCCTTGTAAATTTTAAAAGACATACTAAATTCTCTATAGAAGCTACAGAAACGCCTTTTGACGGTGAACCTAAATTTGATACGTCGCTAGAATGTCGTATACCAGCTAATAAAGGAGATCTTATCAGGAGTATGATGTTGAAATTTACTTTACCTCAACCCACGACACCTGGTAAATCTTTTAATGTAACGTTTCAATTGACTGGTTCGGGAAATAAATACTTTATAGATGGTGTTCAACAGGCAACATTGACTTTATACGAAGGTACGACGTATACTTTTAATGTGAACGCGGGTAACCACCCGTTTTACCTATCTGAAACGATTAATGGAACCCGTAATAGTGGTTCTGTGTATGATACTGGTGTGACTGGTGATGGAACAGACAATGGTGCGGTTACATTCGTCGTACCAGTGAATGCACCTTCCACGTTATACTATTACTGTTCTGAACACTCAAATATGGGTGGTCAGATAAACGTGAAAAGTCTTCGGTACCGTGAATCTATAGGTGCGCAGATAATAGAATACGCGGACTTACGTATAGGTGGTCAAACAATTGAACGTATAACCGGTGATTATATATACATGTATAACCAGATACATAACAATCACGATGATACCGACCAAACTCTTTATTTTCTAACTGGTCATGGTAATTATATACCTGTTTCTTACGATTGGGATTATAGTGTAATGTTACCATTCTATTTTTTTAGACATCCGAGTTTAGCTTTACCTGTGTGTGCTATAACAAAACAACTCGTCGAGGTTGAAATAAAGTTTAGAAAACTAGAGGATATAACTGTGACGTACACTACTTCATCCGGTGCTATAGAAGATCCACCTTCAGACGTATCATCTACAATCAAAAAAGTTTCATTAATAACGGATTTCTTTTATATAACCGAAAATGAAAAAAATTTCTTATTATCACGCCCAATCGAATATGTTATAACACAAATTCAACTGTCTCAGTTCAAAATGAAACCCGGAGAAACGAAAAAGTCTGGTATGCTTAACTTTAAAAATCCAGTTAAGGAGATGTTTTTTGTGGCTATAAGCGATGATGTATTTAAATATAACCCGATTAAAAATGTTACAATGAAATTTAATAATAATACGATAATAGACGCTGATAATTTAATGCTAAGCTATGAACAACCTCTAAAATATTACACAGGAACTACAGAAAATAACTTCGGTGTGTATAGCTTTTCACTAAAACCAGAAACATACTATCCGACAGGACAAGTTAATATGAGTAGAATTGCACACAATTTAATAGAAATAGAACTCGATAGTCCAGATTCAAGTTTTGGGCACAAAGTTTACGTGTATGCAGTTAACTATAATGTTTTGCACGTCGAAAGCGGTCTCGGAGGTTTAAAATTTTAGTCAGTTATACTAGTAATGGCTGGCCGTGTTCAATTAGAAACATCTGGTCCACAGGACGCTTTTTTTACGGATGATCCAGAATATACCTATTTCATAAAAAATTTTCAAAAGCATTCTAATTTTGCACCGTTCTTTGTTGATTTGGACGTTGAAGGTGAAGTTGAATTTGATAATATTATAAGGTGTACCATACCCCAAGATCAAGGTGACCTTTTAAAAACAGTAAGTTTAAAATTTGAATTATCGGAAATACAACAAAACTTACTAAATGGTGATGGTATATTAGGTATTGGGTATGTGGAGTCTATAGGACACGCTATTATAGAGTATGCCGAAATATTAATCGGTGGTAAAACAATTCAAAGAATACCAAGTGATTTTTTAGCTATTTATTATGATAATTATGTAACACAAACGAAACAGAAAAATTTATCTAAACTTATAGGTAAACCACCTTTAGAACTTTCAGGTACACCTGTATCGAATCACGAAATTTCTGGGTATTTAGGATTTGCTACACAAAAACAAAATTTTTTCGTTGATATACCCTTTTATTTCCACAATAACCCCGAACTCGCTATTCCTATTTGTGCAATAGATAAACAGGAAATTGAAATTATTATTAAACTTAGGAAATGTAGTGATTGTATATTTGGTCATGATTCTACCACTCCAGCTAATGATGATAATGTTCGTTACTTATCAAATAATGTATCAACAAAGGGTCTCATTAAAAACATGAAAATAACTACCGAAATGGTATCATTAACAGATGTTGAAAAGAAAAAAATTAAATCTGAAAAAATAGACTATATAATTACACAAATACAGGAAAGTAAATCTATAATACCACAAGACCCAGATATAAGTTCTATAGTCGAGATTAAACATAACCTTAATTTTAAAAACTCTGTAAAAGAGTTATTTTTTATAATTCAAAGACTTAGAAAGGTACCTGGTAATCATTTTGTTACTAATTTCGATTATGATTCAATGTTTATAGTTTATGATGGAGAATATGTTAATTATGAACACCTCAAATCATTAAAAATGTCTCTAGATGATTCAGAAATTTTAAATGAAGAAACGGGTGATGTTATAAATTTACGCGCTGTACAAAGTGGTATACACCATTCACGGACACAACTTTTTAGGAGGTATTATTCTTATAGTTTTGCGCTCGAACCTGAACGATGGTATCCGACAGGACAGAAAAATTTCAGTATGGTTAAAGATCAGATATTAAAACTTAAAGTAACACCTGATAATTTTGCACAAAGAGAACTTAGAGTTTTGGCACATAGTTATAATATACTCCGAGTGGAGAACGGTATTGCTCAAACGTTATTTTAATACAATGAATCAATCAGAAAATGATGCTACAACACAACTCGTTGAACAGTTTCAACAAACAGCTATAGATGTTATACAACCCGTCATGGAACAAGCCATAGTTTTTGCAGCCGAATATGCAAAGGCATGTGGTCGTGATACTATACTCGGTAAAGATATGGAATACGCTATGAAATATTGTGCAATGAACGAAGTTGGTAAGAAAACGGGAACATATTTCCCAGAAATTTACGATGAATCAGATAGCGAAGAAGAAGAATTGGATGTAGTAGACGAGGAAGACATTGAATTTGAAAGGTATTCTGGTAGAGAATACAAATTCGTTAAAATGAACATTGCGTACGATAATTGGGGTACGTGGGTGCCGAAAAACCCAACAGAACATATGTTAAAAAATGCTATAGATAGTAATGGAGACATCTAATTTAGAAGGTTGGGATAAGGATGTTATATATTTTAAAATATCAAATTGTGATGATAGCTCGGATAAAGACTCTGACTCTGACTCTGACCCTGACTCAGAAACTGAAACCGATAACGAGTCTGGAACCGAATCTGAATCCTCAGGGTATTCTTATTCTAAAGAAAAACCTATTAAAAATATGAAAGGGTACTTTAAAAATACGAAAAAATATAAGAAAATTTTATTCGACGAAAATTTTCTCCCAGAATAAAATCTTCATTTATAGTATAAAAATGTCTGCTGCCAAAGAAACTATTACACTCGTCGCATCGGAACTCGAGTCGCAATCTCTCAACGCTATCGTCGCTGGGTTTTCCTTCGCCGCCGCCTTGTCTTGGGTTGACTTGGTCAGGTGGTTGGTTAACCAAGTGATCAAGGTTAACAAGAACGGTGGTATGAACTACACACTTACCGCGTTGTTCACAACTCTCTTGTCCATCTTTGTCTTTATGGTCACTTCCAGAGTGTCCTCCAAGGTTAACAAGCCAGCACAACCAGTGTTCGCTGTTACTAAGTAAGTTGAAGTCGTTTCGGTTTCTTTATAATTAAAAGTAAAAATAAACCTGCTGCGACTACCATAAATATAGGTATAAAAGCATCCCAGTTATGTACATCCTCTCTAAATTCATAGGGGATTTCCATAGGTGTAGGTAAACTCTCCCCTCGTTTAGATCTAGGTATATTTTCCATTTTATCTGTAGAACATGTTACTGCTAATTTTAGTATATGATTCGCATTTCTAAAATCGTAAGGTATAAGCCGATTATTACTACTATAATAAAATTGAACACGTAAACTTGATATTGTTTTTTGTGCCCCACTATCAAAATTATGTTCGACAGCATCGTCTACACCAGAATAGTTAATTACGTCTCCACACATGAGTATTCGTCCAGTATAAAAAGGTGTATCTGAAAATACAGTCTTATTAAATTCATCGGACCCACTACTCAATTTTACAATTATTGCGTCTGCGCCCTGTAAATTAATACTACCAGTCGTTAATGAAGAACTACTCGATGAAATATCAGATGATGGTAAACCAAGTATATCGTGTGGTGTAGTATACCCTGTAACGTTTGTATTATATCCATTTATACCCGAATAGAATTTGAATGTAAAATCACCCGAGTTACATGTAAACGTTATTGCATTTGTGGTTTTATTAAAAGTAGCACCAGTTATAACTGTACAATTCAGTTTTATAGTATCAGCAAGTTCTTGGCCGCTATAGTTTCCAACGGGTATAGTTACAGTCTCAGTACCCTCACCATTTGTTAACACTTCCATTTGATTATTTCGAGAATGTATGAGAAACTGACTGTTATGAATACGTGCTGATATTAATGAAATTTTTGTGACTTCGTAAACAGGTGTTTTTAATTTAACAACATAGTCTGCAGGATTTGAATAAGAAACGGGATCTCTTTCTCCACTATCTATGTCTAAGGTATGTACCCTCATTAAAATATAGGAGCATTATTTTAATGAGTGATTTACTTATTTTATTATACGTTTAAGAAAAACTATGTGACAATGGGTTTCTAGAAAGTTGATTTTTAGCTATATCTAAACCACTCTGAGAAGAATTAGGATTTTCGTTACCTTTGTATGCATTAAATTGGTGATAATCGTTATGTCTATAATTTTGTGTCCAAGCACCGTTTGCAGAATTTACTCGACCATCAATACGGGACGTGTCTGAACGAACACCTGTTAACATACCACCCTGGTTTAGTGGGTCGGCGCGAACATTCATTCGACCAGCACCCGCCATTCGACCAGCTTTACCTCTTTTATCTGTTGGTCTCAATCCAAACTTATTAAGTTCCTCGACTGTATAATTATCGCCATAAACTCGACTTTCACCTATCTTTGAAGATGGAGAATTTAAGTACCCGTGTGAATATTTATTGATATTTGGTGATGGCATATTTGTGTATTGATACGATTCTATATTACCATCCTTCTTGTTACGTGTTGGTTCTGCTGCACGTGTTAAAGCGGAAACGGTTCTCTTTGGTGCGGCCGTAGAAAGAGTATCAGTTCTAAGTCCGGTTTCAGAACGATTTGTTGTTCTTTTAGTTTTTTCGTGTTCACTTCTTGGGGTCAAGCCCGAGAACCCTTGAGAACGTCCACCAACGTTTGGAAGACGTTCTGGTAAAAATGAAGTTTTTTCCGGTCTATTATTAGCAAGTTCACCGGCAATTCCTCGACGACCACCTTTACCATCAAATGCGGGACCACTTCTCCCTGGTAAAGTAGTTAATTTATAAGCACCTACATTTACAGGATTCACACGGAAAAGTTGTTGATGACCACCAACTGATGGAACATTTGGATCAACACCCAAACCTGGTCCAACATTCTGACGTTCTATTGGTGATAAGTTATTCATTCTACCACCGTCATACATGATCCTATCTCTCATTTCCAAAACTTCACCCCCAGAAGATCTTTGTGTTGACGCAATGTCACCGAAGGAGCCAACTTCTTGTTTGTGAAAAATTGTTTGTTCGACTAATGGTGATGCTTCACCTAAATATGTATCATTTATATTGATATTTCTATCGTTAAATTCTAAATTTTCCTGTACACTATCCTGTTCTATAGGAGTACCTTCTGATATATATGTTTCGGTTGGTTTACTTAATTTACGACCAGCGTAGACAAGTCCTGCTATAGCCATTATGGATATTGGATCAGCCATTCTTATTTCTTACTGACATTTTTATTAAGGTATCTTTGCTGAAATAAACCATTTTGAAGTTCGGCTCGTGTACTGGATGGTTCGTAACTTTGGGTTCTGAGTGGGAGTTTACACGATACATTTTGGAGTGGGTGTAAATTTTGTTCGTATGTTCTCGCTAAAACTTTGTTAAATCGGGAGGTAGATTGTGGACGAAGCATGTCACTCGTTTCAATATATTCAGCTGGAGATCCTTTACCCGCCATATACGGCGCAGTACCGTATAACATAGTATTAGGTCTCGATGAAACGTAGTTTAATGAAGTGGGCTGAGGATACATAAAAACTTCTTCGTTTGCACAAACTGTTGGTACAGCATTATCAGTGACTAATTTGATTCCTGGTTGGAGTTGGTACGCCATTTACTATTACAAAACATTTTGTTTAAGAAAATCGAGTATCGACTAAATATATTTAAAATATGAAATTATGAAGAATGACCAGCTGCTAATCCTGAACCTCTATGCATACCACTTCTCTTATCCCCATTTGGATCTAACCCCGCAAAAGCTTCGAGTTGAACACCTCTCGCGTTTGGATCACATAATCGTGGGTCTTGTCTACAAGTTTTTTGTCCCTGTTCACCATGTATAAATTGGTAATATGGGTCGTTTCCTAAAGAAGAATTGGCTGTACTTACAAATTGTCTAGAACATGCATTTCTTTGGTATTCTGGTAAAGATGACCTAGATCTAGATGGTCCATATTCTATACCTTTTGTAGCGTAATGGTCGTACGATTTTTTCACCGTTGGATAATAACAAGCACTTGGTCTGTCTGGTCTATCAACAAAATCTGTCATCAAAACATTACCCATTGGGTTATCCTGTGTGGGTAAGGTACATGGTCTTTTTGGACGTTCGTGTGCTGTTTTAGCTAATCCTAATTTTATCATATCGGATTTTTCCATTATATATAAAACACCTAATGCAGTTCCTCCTAATACAAATATACGTATATCACGGTTTATAAGATATATAATACAGGTTGCATAAATAATAAATCTCGCTGTGGCATTAACACGTTCTTCTGGAGTAAGTGTTTGTGAAGGCCAGAATTCTAATACCTTGTCTGTTCGAATGAGTTGTTTTGGATCTTCAAACCAAGAAGTCATTTATATATAGTGAGTTTATTTTTTACCACCTAACATGCCACCTAACATGCCCTGCATGGTTTTCATAAGAGCGGCTTCGTCTAAACCACCTTCACCTTCCGATCCCATTTTATCGGCGCACTCTTTTGCCACACTTTCAATCATGGATAATGTGTCTTCTGGAATTGATTTAATTGTCGTACCTAGCATGTAAAGCGTTTGTACGTACTGCCAGATAGCGTTTTTTGTATTCTCCGAACACGTCCCCCAATGTTTTTCTAAATTAACACCTTTCATGAAATCTAAATTCTTAGACTCTTTTATGAAAAAAGAATCGTCTTTCTTTGAAATTTTTTCTGCATATGGTGTTACACCGGACATGAAACCGTCTACTACTAATCTCGGGTTAGTTTCTTTCATTAAATCAAATGCAGATAAACACTTTTTTAATCCCTTTTCCTCTGGGAATGTCCTGTGTAATTCAGTAAGAAATTGACCCATCATTTCATTAAATGCGGAAACTGATGTCATTGTTGTATATTATATACATAATACTAATAATATCTTTAAGTTTACACACTAAAACGGTTCTGAACTAATACTTTCTTTCTTACCCAAACCGTTTGAAACGATAATAAATACTAAAATTGCAACAAGTGCGGATGGTTTTGTGTACGAGCTCAACTCGATTTTACCTTCATTGTTAAGTTTAGACTTAAAGTGTATATAGCCTGCAGTTATACATCCAGCAATTAAACCCGCCCAAGCTGGATCTCTTAAATAATCTTCAAACTCCATTTATTTATACATGATGTTTTTTTGACGAGATTCCGCAGCGTCTGGAAAAAATACATCGTCAGATTCGCCATGTTCGTTATCCATATTCTGTCGTGCCTGAGGAGCCGTATTTATAGTTTTGAATTCGTTGTTCATGAAAGAGTTTGTAGGTTCTCCTCTCATATAAGGTTCTTCGCCCATAGAAGGTTCTCCAACCATAGAAGGTTCTCCCTCCATAGAAGGTTCTCCCTCCATAGAAGGTTCTTCACTCATAGAAGGTTCTTCGTTTAATTCAGGATTAAATGGGTCTTGTGTAACTTCTTCCCCACCGTCTTCTATAAGCTCTGGATCTTCCGAATCAGCTATCTCCGCGTCTCCTAAATCAAGGTCTTGACCTTCTTGTGATTGTGACATATAGGTTTGTAATATTTGCTGAACAGGTATGAGTTCTTTTACTGCATTTTCAACACATATAGAGAATCTTTCGAATAATTTATCGTTTCGAGCATATTCATTTTGTGTTTCGTGGTATACATAAGGATCGTTGTACAAAGATTCCGCGACTTTGTTATGACACATTTGTATAAAAACTTCATTAGTTGGAAGTTTAAGGGAAATTTTTTTATTGTCTTTACTCAAACGAACAGCTGATAATATTTTAACACAACTCACGAAAACGGCCGCCAATAAATCATTAAACCACGCGCATCTATTCGCTATATTATCAGAGTGTTGTTTAGACATTGCATCACTCCAGTTAGGAACTTCCTTTAAAAGTTTTTGGTACATAATAAGTACTTTTCTTCCTTTAGAGAGTTTGTATGCTTCTTCATACATTTCATCAAAAGTCTCAATCATAACTGGACACATCAATAAACAAAGTTGACCGAGATATTCTCTTTTAGCTTCAACTAATATGTTAAGGTTATCCATTTATGATAAAGTGGGTTTTTTTATGAGACGTTATTATCGCGCCCCCCTGTATTTATTTGCAGTCTTTTTCAAGTTCACAAGTGTTGGAAAATCTTCAAAATCTTCTTCTGGTTTTTCCTCAATACGCTTTTCAACTTTTTTAGCACGCCAAGATATACATATTTCAAATTCACCTATAACTTGAACCATAAATCCGCTAATTTTAAATTGTCTTATTAAATAATCAGTAGCTTTTCGCCTGTCGAAATGTGGGTACCCCATAACAAACGATGGTATTTGAACGAATACATATTTATTACCGAGTTCTACGGATTGGCGTATTTTTTTAGATATCTGTTCATATAATTTTACATACGTCTCCTTTTTTAGTCGTTTACGTTTATCAGCTATCTTAGATATTTCATCTATAGTGATCATCTATGTTACTATTGGAACATTTTTAGGTTTACCATACGCATCTTGATAATTTTGTATTTCCTTTTCAACGAGTAAATTAGTATTGTTTTTTATGTAAGATATTTCACTTTCTCTTATAAGTGAATAATCTTCAAACTCTCTTGGTGGTATATTATTAGTAAAAATACCTTCATTATCAGGTTTCTTTATATGAATAGGTTGTGTCTGTAAACTTAATATAACAACCGATGGTTTTTCGTTAACTAATTCCTTTTTCATATTTTTGAACTGGTTATATTTTCTCTTGAATTTTCTTAAACGAGCGTCTTCATATTCTGTTAGTCCTGTTCTTAGTGTTTTATTTTCCATTTTTTCTATAACTTTAATTAAATCCTTCTCCATTTCTACATCATTTTGATCATCTAGTTCATTAATATCATACCGTGGTCCCATATTTATAATACGTATAACAGCAGAAACGGCAAATCCAAAATCAAAACCACCTTTTCCGTACTTGACTACCATAAACATACACTTACAAACTTTACCCGGGTTTTCAATATCTTTGTTTTCGTATATTTCGGCTTTTATAGTTTCTATTATATATGTACATAAACCAGTTCTCTTTGAAATTTGTTCATTTGTTCTTAGTATAATTTCCTGTATAAGATCGTGTGTAATAGACAAATCACTTTCTTCGTATCCAGATAAGTCTATATCTTCATCATTTAATTCGTCAGGTGGTGTATTAGTGAACTTCTCTGTCCTGGTTAGTGAATATATCACAAATAATGTCAACAGTATTATAACTATTTTGTTCATCTTATTATTAAATTTTATTTTATTTTATATGTGAAATTATTGCGAAATTATTATAAGTTAATACTTTAAATGTCTCTTTTAATATACAGCCCTCAATGTAGTCATAGTTTAGATATAATTAATTATATAAATAAAAATGATAATTTAAAACAAATTGTTAGTTATCATAATATTAATAAATTGGGAATACCTCCTCAATACAAAAGTAAACTCAGTAGAGTACCTACAATGCTCACTAAAAATGGAAAACTACTTGTTGGTAACGAAATAAAAAACTGGCTCGAGTCTCTTTTACCAATTAAGGAAGTAGAAATGGCGGGTTTTGGTACGTGTGCTATGACAACTTTAGAAGGTGAAAGTACAGATGATATGTTTGGTATAGACGATTATGGTATTTCTTTACAACCTCCTATGACGACTGAACTTGAAGAAAAAATAAGTAGAAGTGTAAACGATGCGTATACTGAACAAAATAAACAATAATTAAAGATTTAATACAATTTATTATAAATGAAGTTAGCTACAGTACAAGCTTCAGCTATAAAATCGACTTTTGAAGTTCTTAAGGATATATTAAACGATGTTAATATATATTTTAAACCAGATGGTATGTATATAGTAACTTTAGATACAGCACGGACATCACTTGTAGATATGTATCTAGCATCGGATAACTTTGAAGAGTATAACTGTGAATCTGAAATAATAGCCGGTATAAATGTTTCAAATACGTTTAAACTTCTCAAATCTATATCAAATAGTGATGTTCTTATTATTAATATAGACACAAAAGAATATATGAATATAGAAATATTTAGCGAAATCAAAAAGACATCTACAAAGTTTGATCTAAAGTTACTCGATATAAACGAAAATCAAATTGAAGTACCTAAAATGAAAATGACAACTATAACTCCGATGTTATCTGCAGATTTCCAAAGAATATGTAGAGATATGTATAATATTGGTAATGATATAGAAATAACAAGGGAGGATAAAAAACTAAAACTTTATTGTTCAGGTGACTTTGCAAATCAGGAAACTATTATAGAATGTATCGATCAAAGTCCGAAAATATCTGGTATATATTCCCTTAGATACATGAACATATTTACTAAAGCTACAAGTATGTGTTCAAATGTTCAGATAATGCAAGAGGACCAAAATAGGTTTCTTATACTAAAATATAACGTTGCTAATTTAGGAGAATTAAATTTTTATTTAGCGACTAAGGTATCCGAAGATCTGTGATATAACATTTAACGGTACTCACTTTCTTAACCATACCTATAGCATTTTTTAACTTAATATTTGGGTATTCTAATTCAAGTGTCTCATCGTCATAATATAACATGTCACTTATTTTTACATTTTCACCGTGAAAATTACCTCTAGGACCCGCGTATCTCTTTATTTTGTTAAGTAAATCCTTTACAGGTTTATCATCCGAATCAAGCAAAATTGCACTTACGATTGGTATGTTAAATATAATACCATTGTCACTTTCGGGTGGCCATTTGTGTACCAAATCATTTACCAAGTATTTGTACATTTTATCGTTATACCAATATTTAATACGTAAAATAATATGAGTTACGTTCTTTGGAACTATAGAATTATTATAATCTATACCGTTTAAATTTTTATAAAAATTCTCAGTTTCTCCGTCCCATTCATCACATTCATCTTCCCAAAAATCATTGAGTTCTTCTGGTATTATATCGTTATCAATTGTATACTCCATAGACTGGTCAATTATTTTATAATCTGGTTTAGACACTACGTATTTAATTTTATCATACACCCAAATTATAACGTCACTTAAAAGTTTAACAAACATTATAATTAGTTATTATATGGAAGGTAATTTTTTAAGCCGATATAACAACAAGCTTGATTTTTGGAAAAATAAAATAGAAGATGACCCTGATAATAAATGTAAACATGAAACTGATATGTCTAATTATATAATAAAATGTTTACCGTATATGAATCAATATACAGATGATACAAAGAAAGATGTATCAACTGATAATATTTTCAACTGTAAAGAAACGAGTGGTTTACAGAGAAAGGATATATTTACGGACTATCTCGTCGAAGTCGAAAATCTAAATGTAGACCGACCCTTAGCAAAAAATCCTGAAAAATGTCCAAACTGTGTTGATAGCATTTTATTCCATTTTACAAATACAGGTGATCTTGTATGTCAAGGTTGTGGTTTGATAATATCGACTCTAATCAGTGAAGAATTAACTTATCGAGAAGAACAGGAAACTTCGGAAAAGATAGTGAATTATTCGTATAAACGTGAAAACCATTTTAATGAATGGTTATCACAGTTTCAAGCACAAGAAACTACTAATATACCTTTAGAAGTTATAGATCAATTAAAAAATGAATTGAAGAAAATTAAAATTAAAAAGGTAGAAGAAATAACACATGCACGAGTTAGAAGTTTGTTAAAAAAATTGAAACTTAACAAATATTATGAACACGTTCCGTATATTACAAATATACTTAGTGGTATATCACCACCAAAAATGCCACAGGAACTTGAGGAACGGTTACGTATAATGTTTAAAGATATACAAAAACCTTTCGACGATAATTGTCCGAGCGAACGTAAAAACTTTTTGAGTTACTCGTACGTATTATACAAATTCTGCGAACTTCTAAGCGAAGATAAGTACCTTAAATATTTCCCTCTACTTAAATCAAAAGAAAAGTTGTATCATCAGGATCTGATATGGAATAAGATATGTAAAACTCTACAATGGGAATATATAGCGACCATATAAAAATAATAGTATACCTAAAAAGTAGGTTAAATATTTAAAGAAACGCGTTTTAAAGTAGGTAATGAGCGATCCTTATTACAATTTCTGTTTAGAGGAAATTAGGTTCTATACAGAAAAGATAAACGAAATTATAAACGAAGGTCTTAAAGATCCCAAAGCGTATTACGAAGAATCCAAAAGTGAATGGAAAAAAATATACCAAATGATACCGTTCATGTATTACATGAACCAGATGGAACAAGATACCGAACCCGATAAATAATATACGTTATATTAATGACAACAAGTATTCAAGAAGAAAATAAAAAATTAGAAGCACAAAGGAAAAAGAATAGAAACAGAAGAATAAGAGAAGTTCTTGCTAAGAAAGATTCTAAAAAAAATTTATTAGAACAACAACTCAAAAATGCAAAAACGCTTACACAATTAAGCAGCGTTTACAGAAAAGGTGCATTGTTTTTTCACTCTAATAAAGGAGGTACTAATATTAATTTTATATTATGGAGAAATTTATATAATCGTCGCAAAAGAAACCTAATTTAAAGTAATGTAGGAAAATTAAGTGCTAATTGGTATCAAATTCCATCCTAATTCATACAAGTAATAAAAAGTAAACGTTATGATTTCCATTATAATGGTATATTTGAGAGTTTGATTCGTATCTTTTAAGAATAAATACGTGACAAATAATGTTAAAAAAAATATAAAAATTCTGTAAATGACCGCCTTTCTTAAAATACGTGATTTACTTTGAACAATATATTTTTCTTTTTTTTGTTCAAGAGGTATCATTTACTTTGGGTATATATTTTATTTGAAACTTAATTTAAAGTAATGTACCTAACCTCCAAATCGACGTTAAGTGATGTAGGAAAATTAATAAGGTACCCTTCTGTGAACCCCGTCAAACGTAGATAGTTTTGGGCCTGTGTTACCATTACATCATTCATGGTTTTAACTGATTTGAGTTCGACCACAGTTTTATTATTTAAAATTAAATCGGCGCGAAGATTCCCTATTGTATGACCTTCAAATACGATAGGAACTATTCTCTCCGTTTCGTAGTGTACCCCATTTTTCCGCAAGACAACTTCCATCGCATTGTGATACACGCGCTCGCTATAACCGGGACCAAGTACTTTGTATACGTGTTCGGCATAGTCACGTATCATTTATAAGATAGTTAAAAGCTTCACTTTTAACTAAGTTATATGAATATCGAGAACTGTGAAGGTCGCGATTTTTTAAAACGAATTGCTAATGGGTCTGTCGACCTCATACTTACGGATCCACCGTATATTATTTCACACGAAACGGGTATGAATGCGTTACACGACGCGATAGAATCGGGAAAAAATCTTAAGAAAACCGAGTCTGACTGGTTAAAATATGTCGAAGAAAACAGTGCTGCTAAAACAACACCGAACGCTAAGGAAAATTATATGAAATACGGTACAATATACGGTACCAAGTATAGCGTTAAGACGAATTATGGCGAATGGGACGAAAACTTTACTATGGATACACTCGACGAGTTTATAAAACTGTTTTATGAAAAACTTCGCGACGGTGGTACGTGTATAATATTCTTCGATGTATGGAAAATATCACATCTCAAAGAACTCATGGAAAAACATAAGTTTAAACAAATTAGGTTCATAGAATGGATTAAAACAAATCCACAACCTATAAACTCGGGTACGAATTACCTGACGAATTGTCGCGAAATAGCTTTACTTGGTGTTAAGAAAGGTAAACCGACGTTTAATAGTAAATACGATAACGGTATATACAAATTTCCAATCCAAGGTGGTAAGAATAGGTTCCATCCGACACAAAAAAACGTTGATTTGTTTCAATCACTCATAGAGAAACACTCTAATAAAGGTGACCTCGTCGTAGATACGTTTCTTGGTGGTGGAACAACAGCTATGGCGTGTACAAATACCGACCGTAAGTTTTCCGGGTGTGAACTTTCGAAAGAATATTACGATAAAATTATAACCCAAGTTGATCCTAATTAAAAAAATAAACAATTAAACAACTAAAATGGGATACCGAGAAGCTATTGCTAAAGTTATTGTCGAAACGCTCGCGTTTACAAAACCGTTCATTCACTTCGATCGTCTTGCCGAGTTAGGTCTCGTTGATGTCACGAATAACGGTGGTTCATGGCGACATACGTTCGAAAAAAACTATAGATTTACAGTCGTGTACACTACCAAACGTAAACCTTTACATACGAATACGATACAAGAAGATAAATCAAAATTTGAAAACGTAGAGAGTTCATTTGTACATTTAAAAAAACCAGAAAATACAGAAGTCCTTGGTTTATTTATTTGGGGTCGTACATCTTCAAACTCTAGGTATATTCCTGTGTGGATACGCGAACGCGTTTGTTATGAAGGGGCGCGGTGTCTCATATGCGACACCGACAGTAGAATTGAGTGTGATCATGTAAATGATGATTATGAAATTCCCCTTGATCAATTAAAGGTTTCTGATTTTCAAGCCCTGTGTCAGTCGTGTAACAAAAAGAAACGAGAGGCAAGCAAGAAAGAAAAGAACAATAAAAAGGGTTTCTATTACCGAGACGTAAAAGACCCGGGTAAATCTGTGATACGTTTACTGTTTGGATTACCGAGCGATTTCGTATTCCCTTTACTGGCCGAAGAAACGATTGGTAAGGTTCGATTTTATCGCAATCCACAACTTGTTAGAGACTTGCACATTAAACATTTACATAGAATTATTTACCTTCGATAAAAATGGAAGGTACATCTTCAACTATCTCGATTACGTATTGTTTTTCATTTTCCGTCGGTGCTATATTTACTACGCGACACTCTTTCGCAGTTAGAATTCTTTGTTCTGAAACTTTACTAATAGGGGCAGCTATTGGTGTACACAACAACGTCCACATATATTAGTATCATAGATTTAAAGATACGACGTGTATATAACATAAAATGTTCTATACACGTGGTATGGAGTTACTATCAGCAGTAACGTCCCTTTTCCCCGTTTTAGTTTCATCATTGTTCCCAATGAGTTACGTATCTCTCTCGTTTATGATACACTGTCCTTTTAAAATTTTGTACCACGTTAACAATGCGTATAGTGCGAATATGTATAGAAGTCAATTAATATACAAAAAATATAAAAGTTTTTTACACGTCGGTTTATCTATACTTTTTTATTCATGGGAAAGTAAAATAAGTTTTTTGAATATATTGTTTCACGCACTTTCCATATCAGTTATACGTAAATGCGAACCGTTGAAAAATGATGACGATAGAATGAAGATAGATACACTTGGGTATATAGGAATATTTGCGTCTACGATCGGTTTATATAGTATAAATAAAATACATTACGTTTTATCTTTGTACTTTTACTTTATATCAAATACTATACACCAAATGGAATTATACGATGGGCTAACGAATAGTGTCGTAAACTTACTACTTATCACACCTCAGTACTTGTTACTTTTAGGGTACGAAACAAGTAAACAATATACTTAATGATTACACGATATACTAAAATAATGAAAGAAACACATAAATTTAAAATAACGGATACCACAACATCAAATGACATGGATTCCTTTTTTTATGACGTATGGTCCCGAAACAAAAACGTTTATATTTTACTAGATACAACGTCGTGTAAAAATGTATCATTAACGCGAATACTTTCAATTAAAAATGTTCTAAACAAACACAGAAACAATTCAAAAAAGTATATAGATCATACAACGATACTGGTAAAATCGCGTTTAGTTAAAAATATATTACGCGTAGGTTTATCTATACTAAGAACCGAGCGACCGGTTTATATCAGGGTACTTTAATTAATTAGTTTTTTTTATTTAACGTTATAAAAATAAAATATTATTAATAAATATAAATAATGAATAGTCAACAATATATCATATTATTTTTAGTCATATTAATAATATCAGCTATAATATTTTCGGTTGTTTATAAAAAAGACGATAAGAAGAAGAGTAATACAAAAGAAGAAGAAGATAAAACCACTGTAAAAATATCAGAGAGTGGTATATATATACCAGATCTCCCAACAACAGAAACTTATATTCAAAACACCATTTATCCTTGTGACGAATTTGAAAATCAGGACCCAAAGGATGAACTATCCGATAAGGAGAAGGAAGACTCTTTAATAATACAAAAGGCGTGGTGTACAGACCTTGGTATCCCTATTGGTGAAAGGGTTGAGGTAATAGGATACTCATCTGACCCATCTATAGATCTAGATGAAACGGGTTACGTGGACATATATAAACCAGATAAAGATACAGGGTGTTTATACGGTGAAGATAAAAAAAGGTGTGTGTATGTACAAAAAAAGGATAAAGACGGAAATACTATAGGTATTGAAAACTATTTAGGTGAAAGTTTTCTTAATAACTACTGGAATGGTTTAGAAGAAAATAGTAAAATGAAAGGTATGTACAAAAAAGAATTTGATGATTATTATGAGTTTAAAATCAAAAACGGTATGTTATCCATTAGACCGAAAGCAACACCTAGAAATTGTAAAAAGGTCACGGGTGAATGGTGGAATTTAAAACCAGGGATAAATGTACCACTTATTATGGGGCTACAGGTAACAATAACGTATTTAAATCTTATGGGGTATAAAAAGGAAGACGTAATATTTGACATTAAATTAAAAACTCTTCCAAGTGAAGAAATAAGGAAAAATACGAGTAATGAAGAGAATGCTATTAAGAAAGATGCACTTACGGATGGTCCGGACATGTGCACTGATGATATTATATACGACCCTGATGAGTTTAGCCCAGATGCACAATCAGACAGGTCAGGACCCCGGGTCGGAACAACCGGAAGCGACCCGGTCGGAACATCGATCGGGAAATAAAAGAAATAAAAAAATTGGAAACTTAATTATATAGAACATGTTCCGTATGTGAAATATAATTAAAATATTCATTAATATAAATGAGTAATACCAATTCGTGGGATATTAAAAGTTTAAAAAGAAATCTAATCAAACTAAACAACGTAAAACAAAGGAAAAAACTAATCGCTTTACACAACAAGGGTCTCGCTTCAAAAAGGAAAGGACTTCGTCCGCGTATCATGTCCAACCGCGAAATTGAAAACCATAAAAAATATATTAAAAAAACCTTGAAAGACATTAAAAATACTAAAATAGATATTACTAAAAAAATAAAAATACTCGAGGCGAACAATCTTACTAATAGTAAAATTCGACATTCAAATACTTTATACAGATTTCTTAACGAACGCAAAAAGCGTGTTAAACCAAAAAGACTTTTAAATAATTTTAAAACTGTAGAAAATAAACCAAGAAATTTAAACCAAATAAACAAGTGGAAAATTGATTATTTAAAACGCGCGATATTCAGGTATGAAGGAAATATAAATATTCTAGACCGTAAGGAGAAAACGGCTATCAATGTAATGAAAAAAAATGGGGAATCAAATACAAGTATTAAAAACAGAAAAGAACTTTTTAATAAAAATAAACAATCATATCAATTGAAGATTAATAATGCTAAAAAAGATTTAAAAAATTTGGAACCTTAATTAATTAGTTTTTTTTAATCTTTCTGCCATATTTATTAAATTTTTATATTTGTTCTTTTCAGCAACTGTTTTAGCAGCTTTAAAACGTTTTTTCAATTCCTTTAACATTTTCTCGTACTCTGAATTATTTACCATTTATATTAACTTATAAGAAAATAATTTAAAATATCACTATATACAAATGGTAAATAATAACACACAAATAAATCGTAAAAATTTAGAAGAGTATATAAATTCTAAAAATAAAATATGTAATGGTTTAGACAAAAGATTATTCATGAACCAACTTGGTAAAAAACCAGTAAGTGAAATAAGAGAGGATATTGATAAGGAATTTAGAAGACAACAACTCCGCTTTTTGGGTCGAGGGTGTGGCAACGGTATAAATCTTCGAAAGTCACAAGGTGGGAAAAAAAGTTTTTTTAGTAAATTTAAACGGGTAAAGGCTTAATTAATTTAAGACGACAAAAACGTCCCATTTTCATCAATGATGAGTTCACCTCGATCGGATAACATACGTCTATTCACCATGTGTTGTTCCTTAACATCATCCTTATTTTGTCCTACATATGGTACGGCATAGCCTTGTTCGCACATCCATTTGTTTACGTTCGTCCAGATACCATCTTCGAATACCCACAATTCACCGAGTGCGCGTCCGTATTTACCTACCGAGTCGCGTTCCTGACATCTCAATTCAATTTCACAATCGTCCTTATCGGATTCGACCGCCTTCGTCACCCATTTAAGAATCTGTTTCTTGGCGTGTTTCCCGTAAACCTTTTCGGTCAAATCACGCGTTCGCGATTCTTCGGTATCGATACCGAGCAATCGCACGCGTTGGCGAATGAGTACATCGAACCCCAAATCAATAAGAACGTCAACGGTATCACCGTCAACGACTTTCGAACACGAGTCGATTTTGTATTTGAATTCACAAGGTTTTTGGTCGTAGGTAGTCATTAGTATATATAGATTTTAGTTGTTTAATCTTTAATTACAATTACAAATACAAAAAAAAATGTTTAATTTAACCTTAGTCGCTGTGATCGTGATCATAAATAAACAATTTAAATATATTGATCGTGATCATATAAAATGAGTAACACATATTTACCAACAGACACAAGCTTGGGTGATAGAGCCATTGGCTATACCGAAGATGGTATAGAAATGCGTAGAGTATATCCAGTTGTTTCAAATAATGGATTCACACCTGAACGAGAATATAATTATTTTAATGATACTATAATACGTGAAAATATAAATCCGATTTACGTAAATCAGGAAGAAATTGGTAAAAAGATATCAGATATATTCGATATTAGAAAAATTGTATCTGCTATGCTTATTGCTCTTACACAAAGTGGTAAAACTGGCGCTATTCTTGCAATTATTAAACATTTTATGGAAAAATGTAATATTGAAATATCTAATATTTTCATAATCACGGGTTTATCAGATCTAGATTGGTTGGAACAAACTTGTGATGCTATACCAAGTATTTTACATAAAAATGTGTATCACCGAAACAATTTATTATCAGAATTTACTGATAAAATTACGAATATGAAAAATGTATTGATTATCATGGATGAAGTTCATACAGCAGCTCAAGAGAATCAAACTGTACAAAATGCACTTTTGTTAGTGAACGAAATTTTAACAAAGGAATACATGATGGAAAATGATATAAAAATGGTTGATGTGAGTGCAACACCTGATGGAATCTATGGAGCAAAACAGAGATGGGGTGATAATCACCAAACCTTTTACATGGAACCGGGTCTCAATTATACGTCGTGTATTGATTATTTAAATCAAGGTCGTATTAAACAATACACGAAAATAACTTTAACTTTATGTGAATTGAAAGCGTATGAAAATCATACGAAAGACATGTCGAATGAAGATAAAAAGGAATATTTTAACGAAAAATATGGAGGTGTTGTAAAGAATATTTTCGATCTTGCAACTGATATACGAACCAGATACAATAATAAAAGATATCATTTTGTTCGTATCGAGGGTAAAATGTATGAGTTCACCAAAGAACTTTTTCATGAATATGGATCAAACTTTTTTGATTATACCTTATACAATAAAGATTACAAAGACGATATTAATAAAATGTTAAAAAATGCCCCAAATAGGCATCATATTATATTCGTACATGAAAAATTAAGGTGTGCTAAAACAATTACAAAAGATTACATTGGTATATTATACGAAAGGTACAGTAAACAAAAAAATGATTCAACTATAATACAATCTCTTCTTGGTCGAGGTACTGGGTATAATGTTCCCCAAGATATCATTATATATACGAATATACCAACAGTTGAAAAGTTTAAACTTCTATGGGAAAATCGTTTTGAAAATTTTGATGAAGTTGGTTGGATATCTAACACAACAAAAGGTAAAAAAACTTTTGCTGATCCTTCCTTAACTGGTTTCGAAAGTGATATAAGTTCCGATTCCGATTCTACATTATCTGAAAGTGAAGATGATTTTGCTTACAGGGTATTTGAAGAAAATGAAAGATTTACAAACTTTAAAGATTTTGTAAAAGATTACTTCCCGGGTTGGAATTTAAAAAGAGATCAAGGTCGGTTTGGTACAATAAAAGATATCAAAGATAATAATTCTACTGTTTCTGATATTCTTATACGTAGAGGAGGTTTAAATGCAAGATCAACAAAACGAATGTACCAAGGCTCAGACAAAAAATGGGTCGTTTATTGGAAAAAATCTGCGTTTCCAGGTGTACCATCCGATGATTAATTACAACTTTACTTTTAATAAAAAATACTATTTACAAATCAAATTCCTTTTTAGTCCCACCATCGTACGCGTTCACAAACCCTGAATCTATCATTTTTTTATTAATCGAAACCATATCCCTTCTATTTTTGTATACGAAAACGAGCGTTCGTCCGTACTTATCGTTTTTCTTACACGAAACCCATACCCACCCGTTTACCTTAAATTTACACTTGAACGGGTTCCATGGAACACGTTTAGACTTAACGTCGTAGCCTAAAAAACTCGCGAACGTATATTTCGCACGTTTTGCCATGGCAATGTGTTTATCCCTATTTTTCATATCTTTCGGTGGTTTCATTTCGGGTGAATCGTACCCAATAGTTCGAAAATTAAATTTTAAAATACGATTGTGAAGTATGATACACGCCTTAAAAGTATCACCGTCGTAGACGTCAGTCACCTTGGCGTACCCTTCATAATTATCGAGGCTAAAAACGGGTATGGATTCATCAGTTATAGAGAGTTTACGTTTGTTACAACAATACATTATATGTTAATTTTATTACAATGTATTCTTTTAATTACAATTTTCTATTATTATCAAATATACGATGACACGTATCACAAAGAGTTGATACTGGGTATATTTTATGCAACTCTATAAATTTTCTAAGGATAATATCGGAATGGTACCCATCGTCTGTACATGATTCCGATATTGCTAGATCTAATATTTCGGGTCGATCTTTTATCGTATGTGCACGCGTTAGTTTACATTTTTCACTTTTTTCGTTGCCACACCCCAAACACGTTGGTTCGGTTTTGAAAAAATTGTGTACCAAATTTGCAGCGTTAGCTTTTGAGTAGTGTGATATATTTTTCGGATCGGTATTTTTTGGAAATGTAACTCTAAATTTTTCATCCATAATTTGAATTTTTGTTTTTTGTAACTTTCCTTCAATAAAATTCGTACATTTTTTCTTCTCGACTCTGAACATGCATGAAGTAATATCACGTAAATTTGTAATATCGTCGTTTATATACAAATCCGATACAAGTTCGCACAAATCGTCCATTATATCATCGGTATTGTCTTCTGTGATTTTCAAACACTTTGTCGTTTCATCGCGTTCGAATTTGTCACCGGTCGTTAAAAACCGATAAACTTCGATCATGGACCTGAACCGAGTACCATTTGGGGAAAAAAAATAATTATCGGTCGAACCTTCGGATTTACCCGATTTCCGGGTTTCGATTTTTACATACCAATCATTACTAATATCTTGTCCCTTGTTTTTGAGATAGGTCTTTAGAGTGTTAAAAACTTTATGATTTTCGGTCGTCATTGTATATTTAAAAGTTTTATTTTTTAATTCAATTTAATACAATTGAGGTTTATCTCATTTTCTGTAAGTTTATACTTATCTATAGTTTTTTGAGACGGAAGTTTATTATTTTTTTTAATATCCCTAAGACATTGTTTACGGTTTAAATTATATATAAATTTTTGATTCTCTTTATTCTTTTCATAACGACTCTTATTTTTTTGTTGTTTAGTCTTACCTAGATTACGTTTGTTTATACATTCGTAAATTTCTTTTCTTTTCAAATAAGTCCATTTTTTTCTAGTACACGTTTCCGGAAATGTTCTATTAAAAATCGTTTTTTGCATTTCCTCTTCAAAGTATTCCCAATCCATGTACCCAACTTTATACATTTCTTTGATCTCGTAAATTATTTTATGAATATCTTGTATTTCGATATCATTTATATATTTTAATTCGTATCCCTCCATACCAAGAAAAGCGTAACCTTGGCAGTTAAATAAAAATCCTATAACTCTTTTATATTTAGATTTCAATAGTTCATTTATTTTTTCGTCAGTTTTCGACTTATTAATGATATCCGAATAAAATATGTTTATACCCCATGAAATTCCATTTACATTTTGTACATGTATCATTTCCGGGTACCTATATAAAAACCTTTTTGCACTCGATGTTAATTTTAAATTACCTTCTTTATATGTTTTATATTTCAAGTGTACATGTGACGCGTAAAATGTTTTAGTCGATTCACTTTCTAAAATATAAAGACATATTGGTGGATAATTTAAAACCATGGTCATTTACATATTATTACTATATATCTTTAATTATCTTTATGCACTTATTGGACCTTATTGACATGTTTTTCTAATATATACCTACGCATGAGAACTTTAAAAACGCAGTAAAAATAAAAATCCTATAATAGTAGTGATAAAAAATTTAAAAAAAAAGCCTAATAAGGTCGAATAAGTGCATAAAGAAAAATGATATTTTTCATTTTTTTAAAATTTATTTTTTCATTTTTTTTCAAATCATGAATTTTAATTTTCTTTATGCACTTATTCGACCTTATTAGGCTTTTTTTCGTTTTTTTTTAAGAGCACTTTGGGTTTTAAAACACTGAAAATTCACTATATTTCCCGAATTTTTTTTAAATTTTCACATATTTTTAAATAATCACCTTCGGGAATGGTACTTGAATTTTTGTCGACGAGTTCCATGATATTTTCCGCCACTTTTTCACTTTCGGTTTTTTTCTTTATACGGCCTCGTGTAGACGGACTATAAAACCCACAATCACTGTCGATAGTACCTGTCCATTGATACCTGGTTCTTAAGTACATCAAAAAATCACCTGTATTCGAATAATATTCGTCACGTGACCAAACTTTATCGTCGTAAAATATATATTTTTTATCTACGATCGAATTTTGTGAGTTAATATCTGACCAAAATCCCTCGTGACCACTTAAATTAAAAAGAGATATTGGATGAATGTACCCATTCTCCAATACTGGTAATAGTTCACTAGAAGATTCATACCCGAGATTATAGTTATATGAAAGAATTGGTGAAGCGTGTATATCTATACTTACTACAGGTGTTTGAAATCTCGGACCATCGTAAGAAATTATTATAGCTAAGTGTTGAGCACTAATAGTGTTAGGTACAGTCGAACGAATAAATTTATTTACATAGGGTTGTGGTCTCATTTCGGTTTACTATTATTAATTATTAAAACTTTAAATATTTAAACTTCATTTAACTCTAATAAAGCGTATTTCATGAATACATTTGGGTTAGGATGGTCCGTCATTACAAGTTGATCTTCTAGATCACCTAGAAACCCTGCTATTTCATGTTCGTCGATGTCATTATATATGTAATTGATAAGTTTCGCATTTCTTGATGCGGCTGCCCCGACCATAGCGTAATGTATACAATGTCTAGGGTAACCACACTCTTCGTATAAATACTTAAATGTTTCTAAACCCGTATCGTGATCTTTACAGAATGCTACCGCAAAACTTATATCGTCTTCATCTTCTCTCATATCATCACCGTCGTTCGGAATGTCTTCGATTATTTGATCGATTTCGTTACGACGTTTTTTTAATTCGTCAAATTCGCCGTTTTCGCACACTTTCCAAATAGATTTCATCATCTTTAAAAATTTTTAATTTTTAATTTAAATATCATGTATATATTACTTAGGTGCATTTTATATTTTTTAAACATTCACCCAAATTTTCGTGAAATTCTCTGAATTGTGTCATTTTAAGTTTAAACGAACGGTCAACCATAGACAGATGTCCCCTATAATTTTCAACCACGTTGTTACACATTTTCATGTATTTTTTACATTCATCCCTTAAATCATAACAAGTTCCTAATAATAAGTTGATTTTTTGAATAGATGGTATGCTATATTTATCGTAGGGAATATCGTATTTATAGCACAGTTGTATTCGAACATCTCTTTCTATACGTATTGTTACGCGTTTTAAAGGATATCGAGATACTTCTTTTTTCTCACGTTTTATTTTTTCTGCCAGAATTAAACAGTCAATTTTACCCGTTTTTCTTAAAAAGCTCATTGATGCATAAAAATCCTCTTCACCGGGAACACGCGGTTGGTTATTTTTTGGGTTTTCTATAGGTATAACGACATGGTTATCGGGTATTATCTCCTCGTTATATACATCCATTAACGACTTACAAATATCTAAATAGTCATTTTCGGGAAACGAGTGATTATTTTTATCAACTAAAGTCAATATATTTTGAAGTTTTGATTTGTCCATTTTTCTTTCAATTTTCATTTATTATTACAATTGAATATCAACTTAGGTTAATTAGACCCAGATGTACTAGGGTACGAATATTCTTTTTCAAAATGTTCGTATTGTTCTAAAAGTTTTTTATATTGCGATTTATATTCAACTAAATTTCTACATACATACATCATAGACTTATCTAATTTATAAAAGTGACCCATTTCTACAGACTGACTAACATGTACGTTATATTTTTGTGTAATTTCTTCTATAACGTTAAGAATCTCGTTTGAAAAATCAACACCTTGCTGTAAATGTTTTTTTACCGAAGGGTGTGGTGGGAATGTGTTACGTTCTTGTTCCATATTTATTAATAATTTATTTACACTTCTACATTGACTAGGGTTCTAGGAAAGTATATAAAATTGGGTGTAGAAGAATTATATCTGTTTCGTATACATTGTATTATCTCATTTGAGTATTCGACTAATTCAAATATATTTTCTAAAATATCTGTCTTATCTATGACCCATTGTCGTAAAAAATCACCAACGGTGTTTGTAAACATTTCTAATATATCGCGTATATCCTGTATTTTATCTTTGAATTTATCACGTTTTTGTAATTCAATTTTAAAATCTTCTTTAGATATATTTTTTAACATGTATGATATACGTAAATGAGTATTATTATCGTCGTATATATTTCCATATTTATACATTATATCTCTGTCAATTTGTCTAAGTAATAATGTTACGTCTAATAATTCATTCGGTGCATTGTTATCGTTTAATTCGATAAACGTCGGTCTACCTCCACAAGGTATATCTGCATGCTCACGCGATCTTTTTTGGAACTCAAAAAAGTGAGGGTTATGTATTCGTCCCGTTTCTATTTTACCACTTCTCCAATCAAATGCTGTGTTACAACTTGTACACCACATTTGTGCACACCCATCAATTTTATGTATCATAATTCCACATTTAGGACACGGTTTCGTATCCTTATTAATTAGTGTAATTGTTTCCACGGTTTTGGGGTTACATACATGTCTTTCTTCTACCTTTTCGTTACAATGTTTACAAAATTGTTGTTTACATAACCCACATTTCCAATTTTCTTCAATGAAACCTCTACACTCTTCGGAAGGACACATTCTAACAAATCTTCTTTCTGATACATCGAATGGTTCGTCGTATTCTGAACGCAAAGTATTCATTTCATAAACCAAATTATCTATTTTATTAGTTAATTCTAATTCAATATCTTGGTACACGTCTATTGGGTAATTCATTATTATCGCATCTCGCTTTTCTAATTTTATATTTTTAATAGATTTCATTAATTCATTATACTCAGTTCTTATTTCACGCATTCTTAGAATACGCTCAACTTTTGGTTGTGTTTCCGGCATTTTTGCTAACTCTTTTTCGAAAAGTATATTTTCTCTATGTTTTTTATATTCAACATTTCTGAACCTTTTTGTACAAAATGAATCGATAAAAGATCTATTTAGTTCATGTTTACAATTCATACAATGTGGATTATCTGTTGATGAAATTAAATAGGTCTGTGTACACGTTTTACACGATTCATAATCACAAAAAGGACACGTTACTTTTTTACGAGTCGTTTTATTTAAATTTTCGCAACAGACTGAACACGTGTACATATATAAATAAAATAACGATTTTTTTCTTTAACTTTTTTTTTCTTATATGTAAGTAATATGTTCTTGCGTAGATTTAACGACTCAGAGTACGAACCACATATACAGGAATTTCTGAAGGAATATTATAACGCAAAGTTTCCATATTTTTCACTAAAAAATGGGTGTTTAGGTATAATACCCAGATATCCCAAACTTATTAGATTAGGTAAATGTAATTTAATAAGAAGGAGTATACGTTCTAAGATAAAACACGTAACACCAACGAGTATTTTATTCATAAACATGTCGAATAAAAGGATAAAAGTTGTTGTTGAGGGTAGATGTACAAAAATGACTGGTTGTGGTATAGGCGCTATGGGAAACAGTATTAGTATGAGCGTTGACCCATCTGAAAATAAGAAACAGAAGTGTGTGATAGAACCCAAAATACAAGAAAATGGTTACATTAATAAATTTAAAAAGAAACGGTGGTTTCATAGATTAATGTTTAACGACGATCACGACACAACCGTGAAAGTATCGGCGTGTTTAAGAGCATCTAGTGCATTGATAGACCCATGTACATATACGTATTATTTAACCGTTTATACTATAAACGAAAATAACAAAGAAGAACCAATTATGGAGGAAATATTACACCATTCCAATTGTGATATTGTTTTCAAAGATAAACACGTCGTTACCAATGGTCTAGAGAAATGGATGAACCGCGAGTGTCGTTAATCCTTTAGAAATGGATTCTTATCAAGCTTCCCTTCATGGAACAAAACTGGGTTATATAATGAACCGTCTTTATAATAGACTTTTGTATACCATGACATTGAATTTGTATCCCATACTTGACGCCTTTTTAAACCACATTTATATATGAGTTTTTCCTGCATGTTATCACCACTTCCGGTAATTTCCCCCGATTTGTTCCCCTTAACGATAGTTTTTGCTTTCTTTTCATCACTAATAGAACGCGCGTAGTTCATCATAACGGACGATAAACCTCTGTGCATGTTTTATTATTGATTAGAATAATTCTTTTAATTACTTATTTCTGTTGGTATTTCGTTTGTTTATTTAATTGTGCAAGACGGGTCTTGACTGTCATTTCAGAAACACCTTCATTGATATTCTTTTTGAGTTTACTTACATTTTTAGCCGCACGACCTTTCATAGTATTATTAACCAATTTCTTGAGATTCGCTTTTTTATTTTTTTGTGGAAGTGGTGGAGGAGGTTTATTTCTCATTGCGTTTATTAACTTTGATTGAACTCGTTTTCTTTCACGGTTCGCTATTTCTTTATCATCTCGGTTCTTCTTTTTCTTCGCATTTACGTTTTTGTTTATATTACCTTTAATTCTATTAAACGCCTGGTTTGCACTCATCCCCTGACTTCCCGAAAATACACCTATTTTCCATTGTTTAAGGTTTGCTTGATCTATATATTTCTTACGATCAGCTTTCGGCATATTAGGAACCTTTTTAGAAATATAATTTGCGAGTTGTTTCTTAACTTGTTGTCGTTTCTTTATATTTTCCGCTTCGTTGAAATTACCGTTTAACTTTTCAGATTTGATTGTTTGTTCAATACTTGGTGCTATATTTTTAATTGGAACACTATAATTTTTGAGTTGGTTAAGTAATTTATTTTTAACTTTTTGGTCCATTTGTACTGACTTAACCTTTTTAGTAAGTGAAGCGCGTAACTGTTGATTTTGTGCCGCTTTCTTTTTATCCTCTTTTTCCCTTTCTTTATTTTCGAGTATTTTTTTATTTTTCTTAACCTTATTTTCTAATTTACGTGCATTTTTTATAATATTGTTTTCGGTTGGTATTTTCATATTCAACCACTGTTGATCCTTTTCTTCATTTTTCCTCTTTTTTTCGAATATTTTTTTTGAATTACGTTTTCTTTCTGATTCTACTAACATCTCTCTTTTGATATTTTCATCTAATTTTGCATTTCTTCTTTCCTTTTCGAGTTTAGCTGCGTTTGCGATACGCTTAGCTTGTTTTTTCTTAGATTCTTCTAAGTTAGCGAGTTTTCTTTTTTCTGCTTCTTGATTTATACGTTTAACCTTATTGTTAATATTTTCTGTATTTTTAGACGAAATTTTATTTGGGGATTTGAGTATTTGTTTCTTTTTATCGTCAATTATTTTCTTAGCTTCTTCCTTTGCTACACTTACGTTTTTACCTCGTAAATGGACGTGGTTATGTAGTAAAGATATATTTCGTATTTTCATAATGTTTTCATAAGTCAATCTTGGGTTAGTTTGGTTTTTGAGAAACTGTTCAAACTCTTTACGAGACTCTTGTCTTTTTTGTACATTATCTGTTTTTTCAGATTCTTTTTTGTTACTTTTATTTTGTTTATTCTTTTCTTTTTTATTTAATTTTGCCTGTTTATTTTCCTTATTTCGTTGTATTTTTTGGATCGCGGCATTAGCATTATTTATGGTGTTATATTTTATAGTTTTACTAAGAAACCCTTTTGTTTTTCGAGTTTCGAAGTTCGAAATGATTTTTTGAATAGTGGGATCGTTGAGTTTATTTTGATACGTATTTCTTAAAGCAATTGCACCCGTTTGTTTACGAGCGAGGTTGGTAGCGTTATTCTTGTTTGCCTTAACCTTAGCGTTATCATTGGATTTTTTCTGAACTAATTTATTCAATTCTTTATCAGCCGTTTTATAATTTATTGTACCTTTATTAAACGCGTTAAGCACAGGTTTCGAGACGGTATTGAAAGTGTTACCATACGAACCTTTATACGTTTCAACTTTACGTTCCAACTTTTCTTTATTTTTTACCTTTTGTTCCGCGACTAAACCCTTATTATTTTTTACCTTTTCGATAGCCTCCTTAACCTTATTAATGTTTGTGTACTCCGATTTTCCATTAACGTACGTTTTTAGTATTGTGTTTACGTTAGCATTTATGGTATTTTCCTCGTCGTTTCTAATACCTTGTACTTCAGATTCGCGTTTTTGCTTATCTTGGTTTCTCATTTCAACGAGTTCATTAATATTTTTATTTGTCGACGTTGGATTTTTAATAAGTTCAACGACGTTTTTGTTATTAAGGTTTAAACCTTGTGCCTTTGCGTATTGTGATAGAGATATACGTCTTTTTTTCTCGTCACCTTCGAATACCAGTGTAATTATCTTTTGTATTTTTGACTCGACACCCTCAATGTCTTTAGCCGCGAATGGTTTTTGTTCGATGAACCTTTCTGCTATTTTCAAAACGGCTGGATTCGTTTTAATATTTTGGAACCTATTTTGTTTTAATAGAGTTACTACTAGATTTTTTCTAGCTTCTTTTTCTTCTTTTTTCTTTTCTTCTTTTTCTTCTTTGTTAAGTCTTTGTTGTTCATTTTTAGCATTTCTATTTGCTTTTTTCTTTTCTTTTCTTTCTTGAGCTTCTGTATTTAAACGTTCCTTTGTTTCTTTGGCGGTAATATTTGCCTTACTTTTAGCATTTCTATTTGAAATTTCCTTCTTAACGTTATTAATTGAAGCATACATGGGCCCGTTACCGTTTTTTGTACCTCCAAAAAAACCTGCTCTAACCTGTTTTTTCTTACCGTTTACGTAATTCGAAATGATTTTATTTTTATTGTTAATAGATACACTATTATAGGTGTTATACGTATTTTTTAACGCGTTACCTTCATTTCTACGTTTAATTGCGTTGTTTTTTTCCTGTTGTTCTTTTCTATTCGCGTTATTCTTTTTCTGCTGTTCTTCAAGATTTTTACTAATTTTGTTACGAATTTTTGTTTTTATGTTTGATAAATTAGTTCCGTTATTAAGCATTTTTATGAACCCGTTTCTTACAGATTGATTTGAAATTTCGTTATCGTTTAGGTATGTTTGTAATTCCTTTTCCTGTTCCCTTTTAAAATTCGCATTCAAGTTTCTAGCAACTGGTGTTCGAGGAAATATATTACCCTGTGTTACCGACGCTTGTGGTGCTTGAGGTTCTGTAGTACTCTGGGTTACCGACGCTTGTGGTGTTTGAGGTTCTGTAGTACTCTGGGTTACCGACACTTGTGGTGTTTGAGGAACTGTATTTGTTTTTTGTTTACCAAATAATGAAAATCTGGAACCTTTAAACGGTGTTTTTTTACCCGGTGTGATTTTTTCAGGGTTATTAATTTTATAAAATTTATTTTTTTCACTGTCGTATTTTTTTTTAAATGTACTGAATGGTTCGTTTATTTTACCTTGTGCGGCCAATTTTTTATAGGCATTTTCGGGGTTATTTGAATAAAATATAACTTTTTCTGCATCACGTGCGGCCAATTTGTTAGATGATAATACGCGATTACTGGTACTACGTCTATTAAAATATTTATTAAATAAATTACTGGGTAGTCGTTCTCTACCCCTGTTTACCATTTTTGTACTACTATATATACCGGTTCGTTCGCCATTTGAATTTGATTTTTTGAATAGTAATTTAGCTGGTTTAAACTTGATTTTTATAGGAGTATTATTATTCGTATTATTTCGCACCCCTATGTTATTAGTCGCATTTCTATTTCTATTTCTATTTACATTTACATTCACGTTTACGTTTCTATTTACATTCCCATTTTTAATAGCGTTATTATTGTAATTTAATGTACTGTTAGAGTTAATATTGTCATAAATAGTTTCTATTTTTCTTTTCGGTATAGTTCGGAGTCGGATAGGTTCATTAATATTTAAACCTCTGAGACGTCTACCTATAATATCGACTAATTGTCTCTTTGTTAGAGCAGGGTCCGCGTGTCTTGATACACCTACCTTTTTTGCGATTCGGCGTATAGATGCAAGTTTGGTCGACGAACTAAACAATTTTTCGAAATCTAATCGTGTTAGTGGTGATTTTCTATCATATAAAAAAGATCTATCTGAACTTATTATGAGAGGTGGTAAAGGTAATTTACCATCCTGTGTAGTCGCATAAACATCACAAATCTGACTTCGTGACAATTTAAGGTCTGCGCCTGTATTTTGTTTAATAAGGGTTTTGAGATCTTTTATATTTATCGTTGGATCACAGGCATCCATATTGTTATAAACCAACAAAAAAAGTTTATAACAATATTACATTTCCATACCTTTTAAATACAATTTCAATTTTTCTTCATACGTCATGTTGAAATTGAAAACATCAACTTGACCTATATCTATATCAACAACTTTACAATTTTTTAATACATTTTGTTGTCTATTATTTAACGTAGACGCTATCAATGCTTCTGCAAATTGTTTTGGGCTTGTTATATCTTGTATGAATTCTGTTTCCATTTTCATACGAATACACAAAACTTTATTTGTTTTCTTGTCGAGAAACGGTGTGGATGGTAATGTTTCTAAAGTACCACCATCTACATACACCATCCCTTCGTATCTATATGAAGAAAATATAAACGGTACTGCTATACTCATACATAACGCATCTATGACTTTCATATTTGGGTGTGTATCTTTTGAAAAATAAACAGTCTTAGACGTATTTACACAAAAGGCGGAAATGTATATTTTCTTTTCTATATCTAAAAAGGTTGGATCTGATTCAAAAATGTTTACAAATTTATCACGTATAGGTTTTAAATCAACTAACCCGTATTTATTCATGAAGCATTTTAAATTAAGTTTGACTAATTTATTACCTTCAAGTTCAGCTAATTTATATAATATATTATCGATACTAAACCCTAATGCTAAAAAAACAGATATTATTGCACCTGCTGATGCACCTGAATATTCTTGTATATTATCGAGTGATTCTTCTATTGTTTTAAGGTATCCTAGCATTGAAAATCCACCCATTGCACCTGGTCCAATAACCAAGTACTCCATTTCATCGTTTAATAATACTGAGGAAATTGCTTTCTCAAAAGAGCGAACACGAGTGCGAACACGAGAGTGTGTACAACGGCGGAAGACAGACTTGTTTGCCCTGACATGAAGAGACCTTTGGATCCTGGTGGTATGTTCAAGAGAATACCTGGACTGAGTATAATAAAGAGCATTGTTGTAACAATTAGGTCTGTTTTCGTGAGAACGATACCCATAGCTTTGGAAATGAGAGAGAACGCGAGGAAGAATACGAGTGCGTGAAAGAGAACTGCAGTTCGACCCGTGAGACCATCTCTGAATGCGATTTTTGAACCGTTTGTTCTGAGAAGAATACCTGGACTGAGTGCTAAAAAAAGCGAAGCTGGTAAAGCGACTTTTTGTGATGTGATATCTGGTAACATGTTTATTTATATATTATAACTATAATTTAATCTAGGACCCGTATTGGGAGTTGTAAAAGCAAAATTCTACAAATTCGTCATAATTTGCGTATTTTAAAATAAGATGTGACATTGTCGCATCGTATAGATACTGTTGTAGTATCCCCCACATATAACGAAGGTGTTCCTGGTGTTTCAATTCCCAATCATTTATATGTAAAGGTTCATTTTGTTCAATAATTTCGTCGTTATCGCTATTATAGGCTTCATTACCGTTCATAGCTTCGTACACGTATTGATTCCAAACCATTATTATTGTTTTTTATCTTTGATACCCGTTAGAGAAAGAGAGGTAGATTCCTTTGTTGGTAAGCTATCGAGTATAACCTTTAAGCAATTTGTAGCCTGGTCTTCGTTTCCTTCAAAATATGTAGTGAGACCTTCCATAACTGAGGTTTTGTTTAAACCTTGTTTCCTGGAACTTTTCTTAACTGAAATTTTACCCTTTTTAAGGTTTATGACATCTAAACCGTTATCTGTCATAGTTTTCTTGACTTGTAATTTTAAAGACTTTTCTGCTTGTACTAAAATCTTTATATCATCTCTGGCTTCTGTAATTTGCTTGTTGAGTTCAACCAATTTAGAGACGCTGTTTGAAAGTTCTTCTGTAGGATTTCCCGACATAATGTTTTATATATAAAATACGTTTTTATTCTTTAATTAATTAATTAACACAATGGGCGACGCATAGTATCTGGTGCTATAGTGGAGTTATTCCACACGAATGGTTCTTTGGTATTTGGTGGATCGGCGCGAATTTGTCTGTTACCGTTTCTCAAAGCGCCACCGACTGTTTCTGGGAAACCAATTTGTTGTCTTGGTTCGAGAAAGTTTTGTCCGGCGAGTATATCTTCTGGTGCAAATTCACCGAAGTCTTCCTGGGACGCAACTTCTTTTGGGAGGAGAGAGGACGCCAAACCGGTACCCGCTTTCATTTCACATCTGGACGCTGGCGCTTCTGTCATCACACCTTCTACTTCTTTCTTAGCTGGTGCACTAAATTCAAACCCTTGTTCCTTGATGGAATACATAGAGGAATAGGAAGTTGTTATGTAGTAAATTGCTACCGCGATAGCGAGGGCGAGAATAACTTTTCTAACTGGGATTTTGTTATATCTCTTCATCATCTTTATATATACTAAATAAATTTTTTTTATTTCGAATCTTCGGATTCATTTTCATCTTCAAACATGTATTCTTCTGGGTAAGATTCGACTGGAGATTCTTCTTTCTCGGGTTCTTCACTTTCATCTTCATGAATTTTTACCTGAACAAGATTCCATGACGGTCCAAATGCTTTCTTAGCAAACCATATTCCTGAAAATTCCACAAATAACGAACAAACTTTCCCTGAACAAAATACAGTATTACTATCAGACAATTCAATTAATTGTTTTTCAGAATCGAAAATACGAGTTGCCTCTATAACATCTGTTGTTATATCTTCGGATTTTGTAAAAGCATTATTTATAATTTTTTCTGGAAGTTCTTTTCCGAACCATTCTTTACTATTTTCTAGAGCCGAAGAAAGAATAGACGCATTGATAGTGTCAATTTTAGACTGGTTTTCTTCTCCTGTGATTTCGAATGATACTTCTCCTGTAGTACTTACATCAACATCTAAAACTTTAACATTCGAAAGTTTAATAAAACATTTTTTGTTTTCTTGTGTGAGCGCCTTAACATGGTACATACCATCTTCACCTTTGATTGGTGTACCGTAAATCATTTATATATTACATTGGTCTCATTTCTTTAAACCAATAAATGGTATCATTGCGGATCTCTCCAGAATTGGTTTAGGTACCCATTGGTCTCTAATAGGTTTGAATCCGTATAATGTTTCCTCCATTCGTACATTATTTATTTTCGATGGTAAAGGTCTTGGTTTATTTGGTCTAAAATTCATTTCGTTACGTACATAGTTTTGGTTTGGATTTGGTCTCCATTTCATTTTTTCCATATTAAAAATCTGATTAGATTGAGTTCGTAAATAGTTCGGTGGTGTTTTCATTTCATTATGGTTTGCCTTTAACCCGTAAAATAGATCTTTACTTAATTTTGGTTTAGAAGGTGTTGTTGTTGATAAATGGTACTTTTTTGGTTTAACTTCGGATGCCCTTTTCATTATACTTGGTCCTACTTTTGTATACTTTCGGAATGTATGAGCAGGTTTACCGAGTTTGATACCAACCTTTTTCGCAATCATATCTATAGAATCTGTACTTAAAATTCTCTTTTTCACCATCAATCTACCCAATGCAAGCATGCGTTTCCTATCCTTTTCACTTTTACCCGGTCTGAGACCCATCTTTTGCATCATGTATATGTCTTCGATGAGATACTGTTTGGTTGGAATTTGTAAATATTTAAATGTTTTTTGGTAAGCAATGTTCTTATTATCATTTGCGTATGTAATTTGTGCACCACTGGTCATATTTACCTTTGCGACATTATATCCTAGTTGTTTTGGACGCATAAATGCAATATCAAGAATACCTCCAAAATTTTTATCTTCAAGTTTACCAGTTTTCGTATTAACTAATCGAAACTTCATATCCAGTGTGAATAATTCAACATCTATGAGTACATTAGACGCATTTTTTACGTTTTTACGTTTAGGCATTAACGAGTACCTTCGTGTAACGTGGTATCCCTTAGACCCTTTACCAGTAGCGCTTGATAGACCGATATATTTCGCAACTTTATAAGCCCAATTTGTTCTATATGCTGCATTTTTCAATTTAATATTTTCCAGACTTTTCACAGTTTCAAAGGTTTCCGTAGTTTCTTGTAGAACTTTATTTATAAGTTTATAATTGTCACGCGATGCTATTTCACCCAATTTATTCCAAAGTAAAAGTTTAACGGCTTGTAATTTCCCGAAATACTTATCATCGGGTTTCATTTTAGGTACAAATTTTGTATCAATATCAGATGTTATTACTTTATCATCCATCTCCAGATAGAAGTTTACAGCTTCACCACCACTAATGAGCAAATCACCCATTGGTTTCAAAAACTTCGTTAAATCGTCTATTATATCATGTAATAACGGACGTATTGATTCCGTGACGAGTACCTTTGCAGCTTCTTCGAACGTTTCGTTTGGGTAAAGTTTTTGTACACGAGCTCTGAACTTTTTCACGTTTTCTCTCGAGTATTCAGAAATGTATTTATAAAGCGTTTTATCACCAAAACATACTTTTTTCTTTACCCAATCCTCTAACGTTTTATCGGAAAAATCGCTAAATAAATAAAAGTAATTTTTAGGTAACCTTTTAACATTCTTTATTGGTAAATAATCACCACTTTTCAAAGGTTTATTCTTCACAGCTGGTTTCTTAGTTACCATTATTATATTGTGTATATAATAATATGGATTGTCAGAGTGATGAAAATAAATGCGACGAAATATTCGGCGAATGTAGATGTTATGCTGATGTAAATTCAGAAAATCCAAAAAATGTACAAATATGTGGGATACGTAAGAATGGGTATGTAGTACCCTGTAAACCAGGGTGTTGTCACGGCGGTTGTCCTGGTCAATGTTTAGGTTCTAAATCACGTGAACCATACTCTTTTGGTAAATATACAATACCAGTCCCATTTGAAAGAACGTTTAAACTATTATTTTTGTCGATGATAATATTGGTTATTTTGAGTACAATTTTAGTATTCAGAAAATGACTTAAAGATACGTCTTCTATATAACATATAAAATGTCCATTGAATCCGTTCTCGAAGAAATCACCGCACTCCGTTCTGATATTAAATCGCTTTCCAAAATTATTAGAAAAATCAAAGCTAAACAAGATGACCCGACAGGTGAAAAGGCGGCGTCTCGTGCAAAGAACAACGGGTTTAATCGTAAACAAGCTATTTCCGAAAAACTTCGTATTTTTCTCGAACTCCCAGAGGGTGAGTTAGTGTCAAGAAGTACCGTGACACGAGCGATTAACAGTTACGTGACTGAAAATAACCTGAAACACCCAGATAATGGTCGTATTCTTATGCTCGATGATAAATTGAAGAATCTGCTTCAACCACCAGCAGATGTCCAAATTACATTTTTGAACTTGCAAAAATATTTGAGTCCTCATTATACTCGCGTAGAAAATGCGTAATAACAACTTAAGTTACTTAAAAAAATATACATTTACATTAATATAAATACAATAGATGATTATTGATAGGTTAAATATAGAGAACCTTGTTGGTACAAAAATATCTAATATAGATTTGTACCAAAAAGCATTCACGCATAAATCGATTTTAAAAGAAAATGAAAATTTAGATGGTTCGTTCGAAACTTTAGAGTTTATAGGCGATTCTGTGTTAGGTTTTGTTATAACTAAGTATCTATTTGACAGATATGAAAATAGACAAGAGGGATTTCTTACCAAGGCTCGTACAAAACTCGTGAGAGGTGAAACACTTGCAAATATCGCCGATAAACTTGAACTTTACAAATGGGTCCAAATGGACGAAAAGGGAATGCGTAATCAATGGAACAAAAATCCAAAAATTCTGGAAGACGTCTTCGAATCAATTGTGGGTGCTATATATCTCGATCTTGGTTTACTTCATGCAAAACAGTTTATATTAAATATATACACGAACCCTGAGTTTATAGATTTAAATTCTATAATGGTAGACGATAACTTTAAAGATCATCTCATGAGATATTGTCAAACAAACAATTTTAATTTACCCGAATATAGGGTTGTATCACACGAAAATGGTACTTTTTATATAGATGCGTACGTAAATAATATGTTTTTAGGAAGAGGTCACGCAAAAAATAAAAAACAGGCAGAACAAAACGCCGCAAAAAGGTTTTTTTATCCACCTCCGCCCCCACCGGGTCCTGCACCAGTTAGACCGGAAAGACCAGAATGTTTACCACCTCCTCCTCCAACTCCCCCTCCACCTTCTTCACAACTTTAATTATACTTAAAAAATAAGGGTTAATATTACCTATAAAATGTTAAAACCGTGTTTATGTATTGCAGGTGGTTTAATAGGTATAGTTGTTGGTATAAAATTGCTTTTCTGGGTCGATCGTTTAAATGATTCGCCACCATCATCACCAACGTGTAAAAAATTGAAAGATGACGATTCAGAAGCACAATATTCTTCGGATGAAGAAACAGTTATTGTAAAAAGAACTCTAACTTCTCGAATGGGGGTTTATGAAAAAAACGAAACTGTAAATATACCAAAATTATCACATATGAAAAAACAAGACCTTATTGACGAATGTGTGAGTAAGAATATTGCTTGTATCGGTACAGTACGTGTTCTGCGCGAACGATTGCGTGTTGCGCGTAATGAAGAAAAGGCTTAAACGTTATCGGCGTAATTAAGATAGTATCATGCACCCAAATGTACAAAAATGGTTAGACTTCGAGTATGCGCCTCAGAAATCACAGGAATGGTTAGATCTTAGAATGGGTATGCTCACAGCGAGTGATGCTGCATCGGCTATAGGTGTTAATAAATATGAAACACCTCACCAACTTCTTTTAAAAAAATGCGGTAAAGGTCCCGTGTTTACGGGTAATGAAGCAACGAGACACGGTGAAAAATATGAAGACGAGGCGCGTATACTTTATGAACAAAGACATAATGAAGTTGTTCATGAATTAGGTTTATGTCCTCACCCAAATTATTCATTTTTGGGCGGGAGTCCTGATGGTGTGAGTGAATCGGGTAAGTTAGTAGAAATAAAGTGTCCCATGATGCGAGCAATAGATGACAGTGTACCAGAACATTACATGCCACAATTACAATTGTGTATGGACATTTTAGATTTAGAAGAGGCTGATTTTATTCAGTATAAACCAGAAGAATTGACTTGGCCTAAACCAAGTGAATTTATAGTAACAAATGTAAAACGCGACCGAGAGTGGTTTGCTAAGTATATGCCAATAATGAGAGATTTTTGGGATAAGGTCGTATACCACAGGGAACACGGTATTGACGATCCACCGCAAAAAAAAACAAGAAAAAGAAAAGAATTAATCCGACCAGAATGTCATATCGAGACCGATCCTGAAGATGATTATTACGATGAATAAATAATAATAACTTTTATGCTAAAATTAAACACAATTTTAACATAAAAATATTAGTTTAATATAAAAATGGTTAAGAATTGTTTGATTTCAAATCTTAAAGATAATGACATTTCACCAAAGGCGTGTAATCCAGTCAGTGAAGACGTATGTAAATCTGGGTTTATGGCACCAGCAGATAAGATAATATTACCAGAAGGTTTACAAGAAGGCGTTTGTTGTAAATGTAAAAACGGTAAAGATTGTAAATATTGTCAAGATGAAAAGAATTGTTCTAGCGAATTAGACATTGAAATGGAAACTAGTGATAAATTTATAACATCAACTTCCCTTTGTTTTTCTGATTCAGAAGAAGTCGGTGATTTAGAAGATGATATAAGCGGTGATTTAAAAGAAGAATTAGAAAAGAAAGAGGATGAAAGAAAAGAAGATGAAGAAGATATGTATGATGATTTGAAATATGGTGGGTATGAACCAGAGTCTCTCGATGAAAAAGATCACTTATTTGGTATAAATTACTGGTACATATTAGTTCCATTAGTTATCGCAGCCGCGTGTATAACATTTTTAACTGTAATGAAAAGTAAAAAAAATATCAGGGTATAATAAATGCAAACGTTTGGTTCAAGAGCTGAAGTGTTTCATGGAAATGCGCTTAAAACAACCGGTGGTCTCGAAAAGAAGGATCTCATCCAGGATAAATATGGTTCAATCGTTAGTAAAGCGGCGAGAGAATCCGCTCTCAAACGTATGAAAAGAGAGGGTAAAAGTGCACTCGTTAAAGTTTTCAAACCAAAAAAGAAAGGGTTTGGTCTCCAACCAAAAGAGGGTACAAAAAAATACAAAACGCTTATTAAGAAAATGTTGTAATAGAGTAAGTAACAATGACACTCACTAAGTGGAATGAATCCATACGGATCGCTAAAATTAAAATGGGTTTAGACCCAAAATCGTACATCATGATAAAAGGCAAACTCCTCAAAGAGGCACAGGCCATTTATCAAATGTTGATACTAAACGAAAAATTATAAAACAAAATTGAATCCCTTAAGTCTCTGTGGCTCATAAACCACGAGTGAGTTAAGTTTCCAAGAAACCCCGAATTTTTTATTCAAGAAGTAGATACTCACCATTTCGACAACAGCTGTTCCTGAATTTCTCGAGTATAGACCATTTGTAATTTCATCGTATAAAGGTTTTTTTTCTTCATCATAAACGTGTGGTTTAACCTTATTATCTATAGTAGAATCAACTTTAATGCGAAACTTTGGTTCACGATCATCGGACGATTCTTTGATATTCGAAAAAAACATTGGTTTTAATTCTTCTACACTCATTGGTCTACCGAAAATATCTTCACTTTGGTCCGAAACACTTTGAATAACTTTATCTTCAACTTCACGCATACACTCATAAAACTTCTTAACAAAGTTACCATCTTCGTCCCATCCTTTCATTGCAAAGTCGATGTTATACTTGGTTGGACCAACCTCAGGTGTGAATCCCGAAATACCAAACGGCATATACATGCGTGGAAAAATGATTTTCATCGATTTATCTTCGATATTACACAAAGAAATCTTTCGACCATCGTAGTTGGCAATTTTCAAGGTATCTTTAGCGTTTATAAACTTTGCCATGATTGTATAAATGTATATGTACCGTAAGCTTTAACCTTCTATTTATTAAAATTATTTTTTATATTTTATAGTTTTATTGCTTTTATAGTTTTTATTGTTTTTATTGTTTAATTTTATAAGCCAAGTATTTAAATAATTTTTAAAAACTTTCATATTTTTTTTCTCCTGTTCTAATCCATTTAGTTCTGCGTACGTAAAAAGTTTTTTCTGTTCTAAAAAATCACTTCTAAGTTTACTTAATTTCTGTTTTTCACGTTTATCTGGTTCTTCCGTAGATAATTTTCGTAAACGTCTTATTATAATATTTTCAAGATTTTTTCGTTCAAGATTTCCTGTTGGCATTTATATATACTAATATTACTTTTTCGTTGGTGTTAAAAATGTACTTAACCCACTGTTAACATTTTTAGCACGTTGAGATTTAGTTGGTGTTAATGTTTCAGAAGCGGTCTTAAATGCATTTTTTAAAGTTTTCCTGAAAGGACTTGTCATACTGTTTACTACTCTTGTAGCAAACCCTGGAGAAACGGGTGATCTTTTTGGATTCGACTTGTTTGGTGTTGTTGCCATTTATATTATCTATTATTATTATTATTATTATTACTATTCGTATTTTGGTTTGATAAAAAACCAGATGCCCATCCAAACATAGTTGCTATAAATCCCTGACTTAACTGATTTCGTGGTGGTATTGTTATACGCCGCCGAAGACGTCTTTGTTGAGGTGGTTTTGTTTTACGATTTAAAACCGATTTTGGACTAACCTGTTGATTATTATTACTACTTTCTGAATTTGAATTAGTGTTATTGTTTCTAATACGTCTCGGCATTTATATATTATAATATTTTATATGAACTGGTTAAGACTCAAAATCATAGAGATACATGTTTCGTATATGATAATGAGGTACAATTTTAAAATGTTGTTATATACAAATGTCAGACGATAAAACTAAAAAATCCATTAAGAAAAAGATCACAAATACGGTTAAGAAAGCTGTCAAGAAAGTGAAAGGTGCGCCTAAACGA